CGGGGCGTAGCGCATGCGCATCTCGGCGCGGCTCTTGGCCCATGCCACCGAGGCCATGTCATACTTGCTGCCGGGCACCGTGTAGTTGCCCTCGCTGTCCCTCACGAGCACGCGCTTGGGCTCGGCGTCAACGATGTCGACGGCCTGCTGCACGATCACCTCCGAAGCGATGAACTGCGCTTGAATGTACGCGGCGTCCATTGCTTTGTCGGCCCTCCGCCACTGCCCGAAGACCTCGGGCGACGGCATCCGCTCGGGCTCCGCGTGCCACATCTGCAGGATCAGTTCGCCGTTGGCGACCCGCTCAAGGATTTCCTCGATGATCTCGGGGCTGCGCTTGGTCATCGCCGCATCGATCTACCATCGACCGGACGCTGCGACAAGCACCGGGCCGTTTGGATGGCCCGGTGCTCTCGCGCGCGGCCCGTGTGCGGGGGGTGGGGGCAACGGAGGCCACGCAGTGCCACGGATATAGGCTCGCCTTCGCGACGGCGCAATGAGCCACCGAGATCACATCCTGACCACCGACGAATTAAATCCTCGGCATTTGGCAGCGTTGCGCTTAGTCACTTCCCACTTCCCCTAAAGCCCCAGCACTTCCCACCCGGTGGGATGGGAAGTGAGTTCTTTGACTGCGATCCTCTACCCCATCCCCCAGCCGAGGCTCGCCCGAGTGGGAGAGGGGGCAAGCCCCTCTCACTCTGCTGGGGGGTGGGGGAGGTCGCAGCACTAGCGGGCGCGGGAAGTGGGAGCGCATCAGATGCGCTTGACTTACCAGATCACAGCGCTCATCCAGTCGGGCCCACACAAGGAGACCATCGTGACCCGCAAGACCCGCAAGGAAACCCCTGTCGTGCCCGATTTCACCGCGCTCGGCGTCGATCTCAACTTCATCGCGCCCGACCGCAACTACGGCAAGATCGAGAAACTGGTTCTTGCCGTCGAGGAGAAGCTCGGCACGTTCACTGTCGAGGAGATGATCCTGCACGCCCTGCAATACACGGAAGAACCCCTCGAAGACCATCGCGACCGGCGCGCCTACCGCCTCAAGCAGGCGATCCAGACCCTCACCTCGCGCACGGGAGCCGATCTCGTTATCGCACCCGCCATGACCCACGTCCGGGACGAGACCACCCGCAAGCTCAAGAACGAGGAACGCCCCAACTGCCTCGTACGCTCGCCGACCTACATGGTGCCCTACCTCTCTGGCGCTGCCGTCGCGCCCGAGGTCGCGGGCCTCAAGCACCGGCACGGTCGCCTCGGCCAGCGCATCAACGACGCCGAGACCATCATCGCCGAGGAACTGGCGCGGATCGATGCGGGCGCGCCCTTGCTGACCGACCTGCGCATCCATCTGGCGATGGCGATCATCGGGCCCGTGCTGATGACCTCGCTGCTTGAGAAGGTCGACACAGCGCTCGCGGCGCGAGGCAGCGGTGAAGACCTGATCTGACGGGCTGGCGATGCTATATCGCGAGGCATGAGCACGAGCCTCCTCCGGTCGCACCGCCAGCGCCAGACCCGCGCCCGAGGGGCCCTGCGCGCGGCGCTGGTGCGTGTCTACTCGCATCCCGAGATCGGCGCGCCGCTCGACGGGTCGCTGCGCGAGGCCGTGCGCCTGTTCGCGTGGTCGCTGCTCGACGCCTCGCGCAACCAGCACTGGAACGAGGTTCATCCGCTGACCCGCGTCGGCGACGACGCACAGGCGCTGCTGGCCGCGCAGGCGCGCGCCGGGCAGACGCTGCTGCACCCGGTGCACGTCGCCGCGCTGGTGACCGAGGCATGGTGCGAGAGCCAGCGCCATCGCCGCCCCGCCGACGGTTCGGACCTCGTCTGAAATAATTTCGCGGATGGGGTTGACCGATGAAAGCGACCGCTTTAGGAGGGGGTCGTCAGCACCGAAGGAAGACCCCGATGAAGAAGACCTCGCCCAAGACCGCCATCGAGATGGAAGCGTTCATGGCCAAGTGCGCCGTCGAGGACGCCCTGAGCCGCGCCGCCCACGCCGCCGAGGCCGCCTACACCGCGCTGATCGTCGACCTCGTCGAGATCGAGAGCCGCCCCGCCGTCAAGGCCGCTGCCGCCGCCATCGGTGAACTCTCCGCCTACCTCTGCGACAGCAACGTCGATGCCGAGAACTGCGAGCGCCACGAGCCGGGCACGCTGGTCTACTGGGAGTGCATGTACCGCTCGGCAGCGATGGCCGCTGGTGGCCGCGCCGAGGAGTACAAGCTCGACATCAACGCCCTCATTGGCCGGGTGATCTACTGATGATCACCGACCACGGCATCACCTGCATCTACTACGGCGCCGCCGAGGACATGATCGAGGAGGTCGGCGCGCTCGACTGCCGCGATTGGACCGGCGACGGCTTCTACGTGATGGCCTGCGGCGATGCCCAGTTCGACACCGAGGCCTTCCCGACGCTGGCCGAAGCCCGCGCCCACGCCAAGGACTACGCTTCGCACTACGCAGGCGTCACCATCTCCGAAATCTGATCACAACCGCACACAAGGAACACCGACATGACCACGACCACCCTCCCCGCTGCCCGCACCGTCCGCTGCTGGATCGAGACCGTCACCACGATCCGTGGTACCCGCTTCCGCGTCGTCGAGGAGGGCATCCTGTTCCCCGGGCGCCGCAACGCCGTCCGCGACACTTGGGCCCAGCGCAGCAGCGCCCGTGCCTACATCAACCGGCGCGGCGGCGCCTTCGTCGCAGGCCCGTGCCCGCTGCCCGCCGTCAGCGAAGCCGAGCGCGCGGCCTACCACGCCGACAGCGCGGCGCGCCGCGCTGCGGTCGCCGCCAAAGCCGCCTGATCACAATCGCACACAAGGAGAATGCCCATGAACCTGTTTGACCTGTTCGCCGAGGAAGAGGCCATCGCCATCGCGGCGGCGCGCACCGACATCGCCGCCGAAAACGCCGCCTACGCCGCCCTGAGCCCCTCTGAGCGCAATGCGCGCCGCGAGGCTTACGAGACCCAGTGGTCGTTCCTCGACACGCTGTGGGAGGCTGAGGACGACGCTGAGGACGAAGACGAGGACGAAGACGACGACAGCGAGTACGACTGACCCACTACCCGGGGCTGCGGCCCCGGGCACCCGACCCCGACCACACAAGGAACCTCAACGATGAAGCTCTGCAACAAGTTCGCCGACACGCCGTGGGGGCCGCTCCAGCTGGAGCAGCACAGCGGCGGCAAGTTCCTCGTCACCTACGGCAAGGAGCAGCGCAACTGGCTGCTCTACGCCGATGCCGCCTACGAGTACGGATGCTGCATCATGCACTGGCTGGCCTGCGAGGGGAAGCTGGACAACCAGCCCAGTCCAGCCCTCTGATCACAACCACACACACAAGGAACCCGAGATCATGAACAAGGAACGCCGCAAGGCCATCACCGCCGCCACCGCTCTCGTCGAGGCCGCCCGCAACGCGATGGACGAGGCCCGCGTCGCCATCGAGGCCATCCGCGACGAGGAGCAGGAATACTACGACGCGATGCCCGAGAGCATCCAGTCGGGCGAGAAGGGCGAGGCCGCCCAGACCGCCATCGAGACCCTCGACAACGCCATCAGCGAGCTTGAGAACTTCGACTTCGACGGCGTCATCAACCAGATCGAGGAGGCCGCCGCGTGAACGCGTACCTGCCCGTCCTGCCCGGCCAGTACGTCGTCTGCCACACCGAGTACGGCGCGTGCTACGACGTGCGGCGCGCCGATCAGGTCGCGGCCAAGACCATCTACACCGGAGGCCGGTATGGCGGCTTCCGCACCCCGCGCGCCGACGTCCTCGGCGCTTTCGAGACCGAGATCGGCGCCAAGGCGCTGTGCGACGCGCTGGCCGTCGTCCACACCGAGTTCATGACCGACGTGGCCGTGGCGCGGGCCACGCTCCTCCGCGCGCTCGACACCATCGACGCGCGCCGTGCAGAAGCCCTGCAGGCGGTGCTGGCACGCTTCGGCTGCCTGCCCCCGGAGGAGACCTGATGGCCTTCTCCTCCACCTTCGCCCGCCAGTGGACGACCGAACTGACCGACCGGGGCATGGCCCTGCGCGATGCCCGCCTCACCATCGACGTGTCCCAGCACGCGGTCGACGAGGGCCTGCAGGCGCTGGGGCGCGTCTGCGCCGCGCTGCCCACCAACGCCACCCGCATCGCGGCGGGGATCGTCGCGCTGCGCTGCATCAAGAGCATGACCGAGACCAACCTCGAAGACCTCGTCCGCCACATGCTCCACGACGACGGGCGCGACCTCATATGAAAGTCAAGTCCCCATGACCACCAAGAAACCCTTCGGACCCGACGACCGCCTGATCATCGACCCCCAGCTTGGCGACGTCGTCGTCGCTGCGCTGGAGCGCATGACCGGGGTGGACTGCCATATCATCCTGATCGCGCTGCCCGTCGTGGACGAGGACGGGGACGGGTTCACTCTCGGCCAGCCTTCGTTCGTCACCAGCCTGCTGCCCGACGAGATGAAGGTCATGTTCGCCACGCTCGCGGACCTTGTCGCCGGAGCGGGCGAGCCGACCATCCAAGGCACCTATCCGTGAAAGCCGCTGCCGTCGCAGCCACGATCTGCGGCGCGGTCTGGTACGTCTGCGCGAGCCTGATCCTCGATCAGTGGAACCCGCTGCACTGGGACACGGGCACCGTGTTCACAGGCGCCGCGCTGGTGCTGCTGGCCGCAGGCGTCGCCATCTCAGGAGAGATACTCTGATGCCCCTGACCCCTGAATACCTGCAATCGAAGATCGCCGAGTGCATCGCTAACGGCGCGTCACCCGCTCAGGCCCGCGAGCTTGTCACGCGCGCTCACGAGGGGGTCAACGCGGCCCTCCAAGCCTGTGCCGAGGCCTGCGCCGAGGCCTCGACCGAGGAGATCGCGGCGCTGGCCTCGCTGCTCGCCCTGAAGTGGATGGAGAGCGCCGCCGCCAGCGAGGGCGCCGCGCTTGCGGCTCACCTCCAAGCAAACCCCAACTGAGATAATTTTCACCGGGGGGCTTGACCACCACAAGCAGGTGCTTTACCTGAGCGGTGTCAGCAACGGAGACACCCGATGACCAAAGCTCAAGAACGCGCCGCCGAAGTCCTCGCCAACCGGAAGGCGGCCTACCTCAAGAAAGTCCACAGCCTGCTCGGCCACCTCGCTCGCAACGCCGTGCTCAAGGAAGCCGATCTCGCCTTTCGCGATGGCCGCAGCGCCGACGACTTCGCCGCCGAGGTCGCCGCGCGTGAGCCTGTCGGCAAGGCCGTCCACGCGCTCAAGGCCGATGCCGTCGCCAGTGCCGAACTCGATGCCCGCGACGTCGTCGAGCGCGTCCGCACCGATCTCGAAGCGCACGGCTGGGACGTCCACGCCGTCGCGCCCTATCCGTCGAACCGGGTGCTCTACGACCGCGCCGCCTACGCCCGCGCCAAGGCCAAGTACGGCCTGTACAACCGCCTGATCATGGACGACCCCAAGTTCGGTTATCAAGGCAGCCGTAGCGGCGACCCCCGCATCGTCGTCATCAACCCCACCTCTGCCGAGCGCTTCGTCAACGAGGCGCGCGAGATGGCCGCCGCCAACTACGACGCCTTCATCGTCAAGCTCGTCGGCAAGACCGGCAAGGACGTCGTCTCGGCCAAGCTCGACGGCAACCACGTCTGGGGGCACTCGACCCTGATCATCATCCGCAAGGACGGTCGCACCGAGCGCTGGTTCACCCAGCAGATCGTCAACTACTCGGGGCTCGGCACGCCCTACAACCAGTGGCCGACACGTTTGCTCAAGTAATTGCCCCTAGGGTGCCCTCCGGGGCATCCTACAGCGCCTCAACCAAGGAGAACGACCATGAAGTCCGTGAACGCCCGCGCCATCGCCACGCGCCTCGCTCTGAAGGAGGAAGCCGCCTTCCTGCTCGAACAGAACAACTTCGTCGCTCATCAGGCCATCATGGAATACCTCGGTGCCGCCGACGACGACAGCCTCGTGCATTTCCACAGCCTGATCATGAACTACACCCTGCTCCGGGGTGACGACTGATGACCGACACCATCCGCATCACCCGCCAGTCCGACGCCGAGCGCGCCAAGACCCTCTGGCGCGAGGTCGAGGTCACCAACTGGGACCATCGCCCCTCGTGGCGGCGCTACGGCACCGGTACCGCGATCTTCAAGCTCTCGGCCTGCGTGCGCGGTCCAGACCGCCAGCCTGCCGTCGACATCAGCGCCAGCGAGGGCGCTTACTCGGAGGGCGCCAACGCGCGCTACACCTCGAAGCAGGTGATGATGAGCTTCACCGACGAGGCCGCGTTGGCGCTCTACGAGGTGCTGCGCGAGGCCTTCGAGCCCGTCACTGAGGAGAGCCAGCCATGAGCATGAAACCCGTCGCCTTCGACCTCGGCCACCTTGGTTGGCACGATCACATGGGCTGCGCGCTGCTGTGCCCCAGTTGCGAGGGCAACAACCTCCACCTGTGCGAAGGGCGCGTCGCCATCGACGGTCAGGGCGACGACGGCGCGTCCTTGGATTTCTGGTGCGAGGGTTGCGGCGGCAACGATGACGTCCCCCTCTGCACCCTGTCCTTCACCAACCACAAGGGCACCGTCTACACCACCTTCGAGGTGGATGACGACGTGCTCCTCGCGATGAAGATGGCCGACCGGATCGATCCGTATCAAAAGCACCCGGACACCTTCGGCCAGCTTTACGCCCGTATCCAAGCTGCCGTCGCCGAGGCGTACCGGGACAAGGGCACCGATCAATGAGCGGCGAGGCCGCACGCGACCGGGGCGTCGCCCGGGTGCTGAACAAGGAAAGCGCGCTCTGGCATGCCAACTACGTCCGGTTCTGCGCCGAGTGGTTCTGGGCGCTGCCGCCGGGCGCGACCTTCAAGGGCGAGGAACTGCGGCTCAACGCGCTCAGGCGCGGCCTGCCCGAGCCGCACAACCCCAACGTCTGGGGTGCGGCCTCGCTGGGCTACCTGAAGGCCCTGTTCACCTGCGGCATGGCCGAGACCGTCGGCACGTCCAAGGCGCTGTCGGCCAAGTCTCACGCTCATCAATACCGCATCTATCGCAAGCTCGGGAAAGGGGACGCTTGACCGCCTAAAGTGATTGCTTCAAGAACACCGTACTCAACCAAGGAACAGATCATGGCACAGAACCCCGCTGTCGGCGGCGACCAGCTTTCGACCCTTAACATCCGCCTCGACGGCGCGTCACCTTTGCTGATGCACAGCACCACCGGCATGGACCCCACCAACCCGCTGGCCCGCGAGATCAGGGCCCTGACCAGCAAGCAATCCAAGCAGAAGACCGACGAGGACGGCATCGAAATCCAGCGGATGGAGTTCATTCTCGGCCTCTACCGCAACGCCGAGGGCCCGGTCATCAAGAGTGACATGCTGCTCGCGGCGATCCGCGACGGAGCCAAGCAGATGCGGCAGGGCCGCGAGATCACGCGCTCGGTGTTCTGTTTCGATCTCGACCTGCCGCTGATCTACGACGGCCCCAAGACCTCCGAGGGCCTGTGGAAGGACAAGCGCTTTGTCGACGCCCGTTCGGTCAAGCTCAAGGCCGCGCGCGTCCTGCGCACGCGCCCGATCTTCACCGACTGGGCGCTGGAGGCGGAACTCCATTTCGACGCCGACTACCTCAACCGCGACGACCTGTGCCGCGCGATCAGGGTGGCGGGAAGCCGCGTCGGCATCGGTGACTACCGCCCGATCTTCGGGAGGTTCGATGTTGCTTTCCTCTGACTTCGACGCGGTGAAGGCGGCTGCGGAGGTAGCCGCCCTCATCTCCAGCGGCGGCATGGTGCTGTCCGAGCGCGCCCGCTTCCGCATCCTTGGCATCATCCACCCGGATGACCTGAACGAACCGTTCGACCGCGCCGCGTACGATGAACTGCGGATGGCCGCTGTCGAACGCTGGCGGCTGGTTCACGACATCTGCCGCCGCACTTACAACTTCGGCTTCGCGCGCGGTGCCAACCGGGGGCACATGCGCCTTCCCGTCGAGGAGGACGTCGAATACAGCTTACGCCGCAGACTGGGTGAGGCGCGCACCGCCTTGGACCGTGCGCGGTTCGAAGTAGATCACAGCGACGTCGAGAGCATGAGCGACGTTGAACGCGCCGAGCGCGCTAATGCGCTGGTGCGGCTCACCAACTACCGGGCGGCCCTCGATGGACGACGCAGGCGGCTCTGGGCATAACAGGGCATGGCGCGGCATCGGCGCGGCAGGGCTAGGCTCGGCATGGCCCGATCCGGCGGGGCTGGGTTCGGCAGGGCGGGGCATGGCAGGATACGGCATGGCAAGGCAAGGAGCAGGGGGCTGCGAAATTCCAAGGCGCGGCTCGGCGTGGCTGGGCGGGGCTGGGCGGGGTGTGGCACGGTTAGGCGGGGTTCGGCCAGACAAGGCAAGGCAAGGAACGGGGGATGCGAAATTCCAAGGCGCGGCTGGGTCTGGCTCGGCGCGGTTTGGCGTGGCAGGGCGCGGCATGACCCGGCTTGGCACGGCATGGTACGGCATGGCAGGGAACGGGGGCTACGAAATTCCGAGGCGTGGCTGGGTCAGGCGGGGCGAGGCGCGGCAGGGCAAGGCAGGATGGGGCAGGGCAAGGGACAGGGGCTACGAAATTCCGAGACGCGGCTCGGCGCGGCTGGGTCTGGCTGGGCATGACAGGGCAGGGTCAGGCGTGGCGGGGCGCGGCTTGGTCTTGGTGAGGCAGGGTTCGGCCCGGCAGGACGAGGCAAGGAACGGGGGCGTGAGTTTCCAAGGCGTGGTTTGGCGGGGCTCGGCATGGCGGGGTTTGGCAGGGCGCGGCACGGCACGGCAAGGCATGGCAAGGAAAATGGCTAAAGGGGGTTGACGACTGCAAGCACCCGCTTGTAAGACCCCCTCGTCAGCAACTCTCAAGGACACCTCGACCATGTCATACTGCCCGCACACCAACACCGACGTCCGCAACCGCTTCCTCGGCGGCGGCGAGCCCCTCCCGCTCCTGCTCGGCCAGTTCTGCAACTACCACGCCGCAGGCGTGTTCGAGTACTCCGAGCGGCTGCCGGGCCAGTTCCCCGAGGACTTCTGCCCCGACTACCAGCACGTCATCTACCTGATCGACGGCAACGTCCGCCTCGCCCGTGTGCTCCAGACCGTCGCCCACGTCGTCATCGACGAGAACGACCACGGCGCCGTCGTCGAGCGCTGGAAGCTGCGCGGCCACCGCCACTACCCCACGGACTGGGTCTACGAGCCGCTCGTGACAGCGTAAGCTGTCACATCTCTGCCACCGAGACAGAAAAACCGGCGGGCGGGGATTGACCCCGACCACAACAAAGCGCTTTATGCGCATCCGGTGCGGGGCAAGCCGCTTTGCGGCTGATCCTCCTCCTGACGTCGCAGATTTTCTTGTTCTGTAAGGAAGCTGAAAAGCCCCCGGCGGGCGGGGTTCGTGGGCCCGTCAGTCTTGTCCATCGGTCAGGAATGTAAGGAACACGCAATGAAGAAGCTTGCTCTAGCAACGGCACTTTGCCTCTTTTCAACGCCTGCAATGGCCGCTGTTCTTATCTGTCAGAGCCCGAACTGCGCGCCGGGGCCAGAGACGAACATCCTCGTCGATCACCAGCCTTCGGCGAACCTCATCATCGGACGCGCCGATACCAACGGTGGTATCCCCGCTGTGGCCTTCACCTCTCCAATCGGCGAGTCCCTTATCGGCAACGCCAACGGGCAGGCCGACGTCTCGGCGGCGGACGGCGCGCTCAACGCGCTGACTTTCACCGTGCAGTCGGGCTTCACGTTCGGCGATGCCCTGTTCAACCTGTTCCCGCTACCGGGCAATCAAGCTAACGAGGCGATGTTCGCCGACATCAGCTACTTCGTGAACAACATCCTGCACACCGACACGATTGGCATCAACACCAACGGGCAGAACGACACGGGCATCTACGGCACGGCTGGTGAGCGCTTCACCTCGGTCACCTTCCGGGCGAACCCGCTGACCACGGGCATTCAAGACCTCCGCCAACTGCGCCTGTCCGACATCCAGCAGACGACGCCCCCGCCCCCGCCGCCGCCTCCAGCGGTGCCCGAACCGGCGGTCTGGCTGACCATGCTGCTCGGCTTCGGCATGATCGGCATGGGGCTGCGCAAGAACCAGTCGACGCCGTCGCGCGTGCGGCTGGCCTACTAAAGGACCGGGGCTCGGCAACGCCGGGCCCTCCTCCTTCGTTTCCCTTCGACACAAGAGGATGCCCGACCATGAGCAAGCAGAAAGAACCCGAAGCTGAGAAGCCCGAAGTCGAGATGCCCCGAGAGGGGGACATGGCTATCGCCACGCCCGAGGACGCCCCCAAGAGCGCCTCCGAGACCGCGCTGATGGACTGGGCCCGCGAGAACGGCCACACCGCCGCGACGGTCGAGGAACTGCGCAACTGGGCGCCGCACGAGATGCTCGAAGCTTACGACAAGGAACAGGCCGAGATCGCGGCTGCCGCGCCCCCGCCGGGAGCCGACGACGCCACCGACTGAGGTCGGTGCCTCCTTGGGAGAGGAGCAGAAAGGCGCAGGGAGCGATCCCTGCGCCTTTTTTGCGTATCAGGGGTTGACGACCACAAGCGGCTGCTTTAGGAGACCGGTGTCAGCAACGAAGGAAGACCCCGATGACCAAGCTCCCGACCCCCGCCGTCCGCAACGCCCTCGCCGCCATCGCCCTGACCGGCGACACCTTCCCGCACACCTCGCTGGACACGCGCATCGCGCTGCACGGCCTCGCGGTCTACAACCACGTCGATGTCGACGCGATCATCGCGGGCCGGTCCTATCGCGCTCGCAGCCTGACCGCCGAGGGTGCAGCCCTGCTGGAGCACGCGCCGCTGTGGAAAGCCGCCCAGTTCCTGATCGCCAAGGGCTACCGCCTCGCCAGCCGCTGTCACAAGCCCGGCTTCGTGCGCTTCATCCACGCCAGCGAGACCAAGGCCAGCGGCATGCCGCTCACCGCGTTCATCGCCAGCGGTCGTGACGTCTACGAAGACCTCGACGATGGCCGCTCGGGCGCGACGCGGACCTTCCCCGTCGCGAAGGGAGGCTGACCGGTGCTCGCCGTCATCTGCGTCCTCATCTGCGCCTTCTGCTTCGTCGGCGGGTTCCTGCCCCGGAGCAAGGCGGAGCTAGACCGGGAGAACGCTCGCATCGAAGCGGCCCGGCAGCGCGCCCGTAACCGGCGCCCGGCGCCGCCTCTCAGCCCTGCTGCCCAGAACACCATCAACGCAACCAGCGGCTGCTTTGTCTATGTTACGGCAGCCGTTGGCATCGGGTTAGTTATCAGCGTCCTCCTGTCCCACGTCCTCGTCATCGTCCGCTGAAAGGACCACCATGCAGACCTTCGAGATCGCACCGCACTACGACCGCTGGATGATGGGCGACCGCCTCGGCGACCTCGTCAAGTACAGCAAGGCCCGCACCGGGCCCCACAAGGGCGAGACCATCGCCCACCTCAAGATGCACGTCAGCGGCAAAGTCATCCGCGTCCTCGCTGACGATCTCACCCTGCGCTAGGACGCGCTCAACCACCCAGAGAAGGGAACCTGCCTATGTCCGATATCCTTACCGGCACCATCGACGGGGACGGCGAGATCGTCCTCGACGCCACCCACATCGCCGGGGTCCGCTTCAACCTGCGCCGCGTCACCTCGGTCCTCGCCGACCTCGACACCGTCCTGAAAGGTGTCGAGGAGCGCGCGTTCACCCGGCGCGAGCGCCTGCTGCGCGAGGCCGCGCTCGACGAGGCCGAGGCGCACACACCCGCCATCGTCGGGGTGGAGACGGCGCGGACCTACTTCGCCGCCATCCTGCAGCTGATCGCGGATGTGGACGTCGTCCTCGGCCCGCACGCGCAACACCGCTGACGCGAAAAGACCCGGCGCGCGAGCGCCGGGCCTCTGTCACCTCAACCACAAGGAACCGCCCATGAATACCGTGACCCATGTCAACTGGCAAGCGCGCATGCCCCGCTCGATGCGCGACGAGAGCACCAACGCGGGCGATCTGCACCTGATCCTGCAGCCCGCGCAGACCGTGCTGCGCAGCTTCCGCACCGAAAAGGAGATGAAGCGCTTCCGTTCGCTGATCTACAGCATCAACAGCCAAGGCACCTACCGCTACCGCACGATCCGGGCCGAGGACGAGATGTGGGGCCTGATCCTGCTGCGGATGATCTGAGCGCGCCGGGCGGCGGATTTATTTCGCCGCCCCGCTTGACCAATGAAAGCGACCGCTTTAGGAGGGGCGCGTCAGCAACTAAGGAGCACCCCGATGTACGGCAACCGCAACTACCGCCCCCGCACCAAGCAGACTTGGGAGCAGGGCGACACTGTCAACGTCGGCTTCGTCAAGGGCCTTGAGGTCGTCGCCAAGGTCTCTACCCCCGGCGATTACAAGCCCGACCTCTACGCCCTCTGGCAGCCCTCCACGGGCCGCTTCTATCAGTTCGTGCCGCACAACGGCCTGACCCGCTGCGACAGCCTCGCCGACGCGATGGCTTGGTAAGCAGGACCACGAGCAAAGCTCACACGTCAAGGAGAATGACCATGCAGATACCCGCCTACACCCTCCAGAACGAGCAGGGCAAAATCACCTGCCTCGGCCTGTTCGACAACTTCGGTCGTGCGCGTGAGGCGCAGCAGGCCAGCCTGCCCGATGATCTCAAGGAGGCCTACGCTGGCATTCAGGACGGCAGGCCGATCTTCTATGCCGAGATGCTGACGCCGGAACTGAAGGCCAAGTACCCGCCACTGGCTGGCTCACACTACGAGGATTGAGCATGAAAAGGCGCGTCCACCTGATGGGTCACACCGACTACGCCGTGGCCATCTGCGGATACCGGGGAACCCGGGGCAAGACCGTGACCGCGCTTATTCACCTCGTCACATGCCCGGACTGCAAGGCCAAGTGCCCCGCAGTGTTCGAACCGGACTGACCCTCTCGGTGCATGGCTGGGCGCAGGTCCAGCCATGATCGAGACGATCAGATTTCAACATCAAGGAGCCAACAATGCCCGACAAGCTCACCGTCCACGGCGTCCCGCTCACCACGGTACTGCGCCTCAACAAGGAGCGCACGATCCCGCTCGAACGCTATGAGGAGGATGGTCACATCGACCGCTTCGGCTACCTCTACGCCCTCGCCAAGGAGCACGGCATGGACTTCGCCACGCTGCTCGCGGTGCTCGACTACATGCCCCCGAGCGAGGACTTCGACGGCCTCGTCACCACCGTCGAGGACTTCGCCATGCTGGGCCTCGGAGCGTTCGAATGAGCATCACCTACCACCTTGAGATCGAGCAGGAGGACGGCGCGTGGTGGCAGCGCTGGCTGGGACGGAGCGAGCGGCGCTGGATCAGCGGCTTCGGGCGCTACGACAACGCGCAGGCGGCCTACAACCACCGCGACGAGGCGCTGGCCGACGCCAAGGCCCACTGCGAGCACGTAGGCGGCTGCCGGGTGACCGGCAGGTGGCGCGTCGTGCGTCGGAGCGTCCTCGTGCCGGACGACCCGGTCCAGCGCGTGGAGGCGGTCAACACCACCGTGCGGCAAGGCCGGGATGACTTCCGGTGAAGCCCAGAAAAGACGACGTCAGCAACACACCAAGGACACCCCCGACGATGACTAACGGATATCAGCGCGCGCTCGAACGGTTCGAGCAGGCGGTGCGCGAGCACGAGAGAAGCGGCCACTGCCAAGCAGCAGAGGAAAAGTACGAGGCCGCCAAGACCGGGCTGGAGAACAAGTTCAAGTACCGCAAGCTCGCCGCCGAGACGCGCGACGTCGATGAGATGGCCAAGCTCAGGGCGCGGGTCGGCGAGCAGGCCGTCCGCATCCTCCACTGCGAGAACGCGCTGCGCAACGCGGCGGTGGTGATGGAACTGGCCGCCGTCGACTTCAACACGGGCGCGCTAGACGCTGTCATCAAGCTCGTCCTCGACACGCTGAAGGGCAGCTGATGCGCCGCTACGGCCTCGTCCTGACCCGGCTCCAATCCGGCCATTACGTCGTCGAGGGCACCGACCTGCTGATCCGCAAGCTCCCGGTCAGGGCCCAGCCCATGCCTGCGGGCTGGGCCGAGTTCTGGGCGCTCGAACAGCGCAGCCTGCCCGGGCGCTACCTTGTCACCGGCTACGCCCTGTACAACGTCATCGCGAAGATGGCGCTGCTGCGCGATACCCTCGCCAGCACGATGACGTGTCCGGTCAAGGGCGCAGCCTGCGCCATGTTCGCTGAGGTGGCGCGGGTCGAGGAGGTCGACGAGTGATGAGCTACTACGCCGTCGAGGTGCTCCACGTCTGGAGCCCGTGGTGGGGGCGCGTGCTGCTGATGCTCGGGGGCTACCGCTGGCGGGCGTGGATCGGTCCTGCCTACGCCTACTCCAGCGAGCCCGAGGCGGTCGAGGCGGTGCCGCTGGTCTTTCGTTCCATCGCCGAGATCGCGGAACAACGCCCGTCTTCACTGCTCCGTCCGACCCAACGCTGGCGCGTTGTCCACAGGCGCGGCACGCCGTGGGCCGAGGGCGAGATCATCAAAGTTCTCCACGAGGGGCTATACGAGCCCGACACCAAGGAACCGACCAATGCCTGATACCTTCGACAACACGCCCGCCGACGTCGATCCGGCCCTCCAGCGCGAGGCGTACGCCGCCCAGCTGATCGCCGAGCACGTCGCGCTAGGTTTTCCACAGGAGATCGCGCAGATCGTCGCGGACCAGACGCTCGACTTCGCCGACGCGGTGCAGGAGCAGGTCAGCGAGATCGGCGAGCGCTTCCTCCAGCCGCTGCGCGAGGCGCATCCGGCTGTCGTCTCCTACGCCGTGCTGCATGCCGCCGCGCGCCTGCTCACGGCGCGGATGGAGCACATCCACCAGCAGTCGGCGCAGCACATCCTGCTGCTGATGAGCCCCGAGCCGGACGAGGAGACGCAACACTGAGGTTGACAGCCACAAGCACATGCTTTAAGAGAGACGGGTCAGCAACGAAAGGACACCCATGACCCTGTCTATCAAGCCCGTGAAGAAGCCCGCTACTGGCCGGGGCAACCGCTTCTGCGGTCCGGCGGCAATCTCGATCATCACCGGCCTCGACACCGCCCAGTCGGCGGCGCTCATCCGCCAAGGCACCAACAAGCGCTCCGTACAGGGCACCTCGATCTACGAGGTGTCGCGCGCGCTCAACGACCTCGGCTACGGCGTCAACTCGGTCGCCAAGGTCAACCCGCTCGCGCCGCGCACGAACCCGACGCTCGCCGCGTGGCTGCGCGACACGACCAAGACGCGCGGCAGCCATGTCTACCTGATCTCCGCCGGGAACCACTGGCAGGTCGTGCAGGGGCGTCGCTTCTGCTGCGGCCAGACCGGTGAGATCGTCTCGATCCGCGACGACAAGGTCAAGCGCCGCGCGCGGGTCCGGGGCGTCTGGCGCATCGAGCCCCAGTTCGAGCCGGGCACCATGCGCGCCGAGGCCAAGCGCGTCACCGCCGGGCTCGGCGCCAAGCCGCAGCGCAAGGGCGAGACGAACGCCCGGACCAAGGCCCGGCGCCTCGCCACCAAGCACGGCATCGAGATCGAGCGGTTCAGCGACGGGGCGATGAACGTCTGGGCCCCCGAAGCCCTCGATGTCGAGGGTGTCGACCCCTACTGGGGCGACCACTTCGCCAACGACTGGGCCGAGGCGCTGGAGCGCGTCGAGACCTACGCCCGCCTGCTCGCCTGACAGCGCTGCAAAGATTGACCTTGACCTCCTAAAGCGACTGCTTTAGGAGGGGGGTCTCAACCACGAAGGAGTACTGAACATGGGTAATCGCGCATTCATCGTTTCCGAGCCCTATGGCGAGGAAAACGTCGGCATCTACGTCCAATGGAACGGCGGACAGGAGAGCATCGAAGGCTTCTGCCGCGCCGCCAAGGAACTCGGCTATCGCAGCCCGGCGGACGACGACAGCTACAGCCTCGCGCGTCTCGTGCAGGTCATCTCCAACTTCTTCGGCATCGATGGCCTGTCCATCGGCATCGGCACCGGGTCACGGCTGGCTGGCGCTGCCGATGACAACGGCATCTGGACCATCGGCAAGGACTGGCAGATCGTCAGCCACCTGACCAGCGAGGGCGTCATGATCCCGCTGGAGCCGCTGACCCCCGGTCAGGAGGAGAAGGCGCAGGCCGTCCACCACGACGCCGTGGCCAAGACCCGCGCCGTCGCCCCCGAAGAGAAGGCGAACTGATGAGCACGCTCGCAACCCTGATCGCCGAGGACTTCCGCGTCTTCGATCACGGTTCGATCATCGCCCTGCGCCCGGTCAGCGAAGCTGGCCGGGCGTGGATCGCCGAGAACGTCGACCCCGGCGCGCAGTGGCACGGCAGCAGCCTGTGCATCGAGCCGCGCTATTTCGAGGCCATCTACCACGGCATCGTCGAAGACGGGCTGACCATCGCATGACCCTGACGATGGTCATCCTGCTGCTGGCCGTCCTGCTCATGACGCTCGGCATAGCGCTGGTCATCAGGGGCCTGCGCGGTGGCGTCGAGCGCCTGCCGATGTGCCTGTGGGGCCTCGCGCTCGCGGCAGCGGCAGCTGTCCTGTTCGGCGTCGCCATCGGGTCCGTACACTGAGGAAACCCAACCCATGACCCCTGCCGAGATCGTCAAGGACAACCACCGCCGCGCCTACCTCGACGCCTGCCGCGAGGCGCTCGCGCCCATCGACTACGATCGCCCGGCGGCCAAGCAGGCCTTCGAGGACGGCGTGCGCCGCGACGACTACGTCGTCAGCGTGGCCTTGTGTCAGCCGGTCGGCGAGGCCTTCTTGGCGACGCGCGAGCGCACCACGAAGTGGGCCACGAAGTTCGTCGGCGCGTGGGCCAACGCCATCTTCAACGACCTGCGCGTCGCGGACTGGGACGTCGCGAAGGCTGCGCCGTTCCCTTTGTTCGATGACCGTCTCCGCCGCAGCAAGCGCGCCCGCTACGACGCCTTCCGGCTGTTCACGCGGCCCCACGAAGCGCGCGGCGGCAGCTATGTCGAGCCCGACACCGAGGCGCTCGCCTCCTACATGGGGCAGGCCGTCCTCACCATCGAGATGCAGTTCGACCTGTTCATCGTGCAAACGGTCGCCACCATCGGCCTCGATGTCGTGTCGGCGCAGGTCCACGACGTTGGCGTGACCGGCGCGCTGCTGCACCTGATCGTCGAGCGCCCGTCGGGCGTAGCCACGCGCTGGGAAATCGAGCGCGACGCCACCCTCTCGCCGCTCGGCAATCCCAAGGTCACTTGGACGCTGTCCGAGCCCACGGACTAACTCATCCGGCTGACAACCAGCAGGTTGCGGCCTACCGTCAACCCCACCGATCAAGGAGATCGTCATGAGAATTTACTGCGTCATGGGCCGCTTCCTACGCACACAGACCGAGGCCAAGGACTATGCCAAGGCAGCGGGCACCCAGTTCGTGCCTGCGTCCGACACCATCGAGTTCCCTTCGGATCAGCCGAGCATCATCGCCTTCCTCAACGACCTCGTCGAGGGGCTCGTCGGCGAGGGCGCGCCCGCCGCGACGCGCGAGAGCTACGCCGCGCGCACCCTGCGCGTCGATGATCAGTTCACCGCCCTGCCGCTGACCCAGCAGCTGACGCTCGCCGCGCTCGCCTGCGAGGCCGCGCACAAGCATCTCAACGGCAGCAGGCCCGCGCGCGTGCTGCTTGCTGCCGCCGCGCCGCCCGCTGCGCCCGGCGCCGAGGACTTGGTATGAGCAAACAGCCGACCATGCTCGACACCATCCTCGATGACGCCGAGCAGGCGTTCACGGAATACGACCGCCTGCGCGCCCAGCTGCGCATGACCGAGGCGCGCGTGCGGACGCTCTGCCGCTCGTACGATCTCGCGACGGGGTCGCGCGGCGTCCGGCCCGAGAGCCTGCGCTACGCCACTGCCACGCGCCGCGCGACGAGCCCGGCGTAAGGAGAAGACCCATGACTGACACCACCACCACCGGCATCGAACTGGCCGTGGCCCGGGCCGGAGGCCGCCGCGCGCTGGCCGCCCGCCTCGGCGTGACCGAGCAGGCCGTCGGCCAGTGGGTGATGCGCGGCTGGGTGCCGCCCTCGCGCGCCCCCGAGATCGAGAAGCGCTACAAAGTCCCGCGCCGCAGCCTGCTCAAGCCGTCCCTCGTCGCCGTCCTCTACCCCAACTAGCCCCGTGTCGTGGGCGAGGAACCTCCAGAGATGGACAAGGACGCTTCGCGCAAGAAGTTTGCGCCCCCGCCTGCGTTGCCCCCGAGGTGGCTACGCAGGCTCAAGGGCTGGCTGCTCTGGGACTTCGAACAGCGCGAGGGCGAGGCCAAGCCGCGCAAGGTGCCCTACTACCCGAACGGCGCCCGCCGCTCGGGCAAACAGGGCTCGCGCACGGACCGGGCGCACCTTGTCACCTATGCCGAGGCCATCGCGGCGGCGGAGCGGCTGGACAAGACCGGCGTCGGTCTGGCCATGCTCAAGGACTGGGGCGTCTGCGCCCTTGATTTCGATGACTGCATCCTGCCCGACGGCAGCCTGCCCCCCGAGATCGCCGAGATCGCCAGCCGCACCTACGCCGAGTACAGCCCCTCGGGCAAAGGCGTGCGCGCTTTCGTCCTCGGCAACTACGGCAACCGCAAAGCCCGCTCCAAGCCCGGTCAGTACGGCTTCGAGACGTTCTCGACCAAGGGCTTCGTCACCTTTACGGGCAACGTCATCTACCGCTGCAAGGCGGTCGACATGGACGACACCGTCGCCTCGCTCGACGACCTGATCCAGCCGCTGCACGAAGCGCGCTTCAGCCAGCAGCACCGCGAGGAGGGCGCGGTTTTCGACCCGGACGATCCGGGCAACTTCATGCGCATGCACCGCAAGCCGGTCGACCTGACGAACGCCGAGGTCGAAGACCTGCTCTCGCGCCTCGATCCCGACCTGTCCTATCCCGCGTGGCGCGACGTCGGCTTCGCCCTGCACCACCAGTACGATGGCGGTGAGGAGGGCTTCGACCACTGGAACAGCTGGTCGGTCGGCGGCGGCAAGTACCCCGACTACGAGTATCTGCGCTACCTCTGGGAGGGCTTCGGGCACGAGAGCCGCGAGGCCGACCCGATCACCATGCGCACGGTGCTCAAGATGGTCCGCGACGACGCGGGCAAGCTCGACGTGTCGGTGCTGCTCGACGACACCCGCGAGACCATCGCCCATGCCGACCCGTCGAGCATGGCGTCGCCCAAGGATTACACGGGCAAGTACCGGATCGAGACGACCGCCGACCTGTTCAACGACCCGCCGCAGGAATGGTGGGTCAAGGGCGTCATCCCCAAGTCCATCCTCGGCATGATCTACGGCCAGTCGGGCCACGGCAAGACTTTCGCCGCGCTCGACCTCGGCCTGTCCATCGCGCGCGGCGTGCCGTGGCAGGGGCACCGGGTCGAGCAGGGGCGCGTGCTCTACATCGCCGCCGAGGGCCGGGGCGGCATCCGCTCGCGCCTGCAGGCCTACTGCAAGCACCACGGCATCACGCCCGCCGACCTCGCCCTGTTCGGCATCCTGCGCACCTCGCTCGACATCACCAAGCCCGAGGTCGTCGAGGAACTGATCGCGGCCATCGCTGCCGCCGGGGGCGCCGACTTCATCATCGTCGACACGCTCGCGCAGGTCACGCCGGGGATCAACGAGAACCAATCGGAAGGCATGAGCACGGCTATCGGCAACTGCGAGGCCATCAGCACGGCGCTCGATGGCGCGATGGTCTTCTTGGTCCACCACGCGGGCAAGGACTTGAGCAAGGGCGCACGCGGCTGGTCGGGCGTGCGCGCCGCTGTCGATGTCGAACTCGAAGTCTCGATGCCCGAGGACGCGCCGCGCGTGCTGGCGCTGACCAAGCTCAAGGACGGGCGCGACGGCCTGCGCTGGGGCTTCCGGCTGGAGACGGTCGACCTCGGGGTCGACGACGACGGCGACCCGGTGTCAAGCTGCGTGCCGGTCTTCAGCGACGCCCCGCCGCCGCGCGTCGAGGAGAAGGGCCGCCGCAAGGTCGAGCGGTGGAGCCAGCACGAGAGCCACGTCAACGACGTCATGCAGGACATCTACGCGGGCATCGACGACGCGCTCTACACCGAGTTCGTCGCTCGCTGCGTGGAGGCGTGGCCCGAGCCCGCGCCGGGCGTTCGCGACATCCGCGAGCCACAAGTCAAGACCGCCATCGAGGCCCTGATCAAGCGCGGCAGGATGCGGGTCGAACACGGTCGCATTATTTTTCTCGTTGAGGGTTGACGGGGGCAAGCGACCGCTTTAGGAAGGGGCTTGTCAGCAACACAAATGTTCAGGTGCTCCAATGACCATCGCAGCAGAATATACCGGCGGCAAGCGCCCTTCTCTCGACATCACCATCATCGCCGATGGCCGTCGCTCCACCATCAAGACCATCGCAGTCAGCGGTCGCCGCGAGGCGCGCAAGGTTGCCGCCGAGCAAGGCGCGCAGCCTTGGAATTTCTGATCACCAACGGAGAATGTAATCATGAGCTACAATGTCCAGATCGACGCCGAAAGCCTTGAGGAACTGACCGACAAGGTCTGCTCCCTCGCCGACCGCCTGCGCGGCACCACCAGCCTCACCGCTCTGCCCAAGGTCGAGCCCGAGGTCGAGGCGGCTGCCAAGCCCAAGCCGAAACCCGCGCCTGCGGCGGAGGAGACGGTCGCCGTCAAGCCCAAGCCCAAGCCGAAGCCCGCGCCTGCAGCGGAGCCCGAGCCTGAGCCCGAGCCCGCGCAGGACTTCACCTCGGTCGTGCGCGACGTCGTCCTCGCGGTCGTCGACAAGCACGGGCGCGAGCGGATGGAAGCGATCCTCAAGGAGTACGGCATCGCCCGCGCTTCGCAAGTCGCACCGGCCCAGCGGGAAGAGCTTCTCGCAGAACTGCGCGAGGCGCTGGCGGAGTAACTGGTAGCCGTCCACTGCACTGGCGGTAGCCGGTGGCCCCGGGCGCAACGTGGAGTTGTCGCACACGCTCTAGGAGCGCCCGGGGTTTTCCAACGAAAGATGTTCCAATGTCCCAGCACTCCCTGCTCGCACCGAGCGCCGCCCACCGATGGATGCACTGCGCCGCCAGCGTCCCGCTCGAACGCGCCGCCCCGGGCCGTAGCACCATCTACGCCGCCGAGGGCTCGGTCGCCCACCTGATCGCCAGCAACCTGCTGCTCGATCCCGACTACTTCGTGCCCGTCGGCCAGACCATCATCTACGAGGGGCACTCGATCCTCGTCACCCGCGACATGCAGGAGTACGTCGCCGACTACGTCAAGCTCGTGCAAGGTTACGCCCGAGACGGCACCCTGCTCGTCGACCAGAAAGTCGACTTCTCGCGCTACGTCGGCAAGCCGGGTCAGAAAGGCACCGCCGACGCCATCATCGTCAAGCACCGCACGCTGATCATGATCGACCTCAAGTACGGCATAGGCGTCCCGGTCTTCGCCTCCAACGCGTTCCACGAGGACGGGACCATTGAAATGGTCGAGCCGTACCTGCTGGTGAACGAGCAGCTGGGGCTCTACGGGCTCGGCAGCTACGACATCGCCAGCCTGATCGACGAGATCGACGAGATCGTGCTGGTGATCCACCAGCCGCGCCTCAACAGCGTCAGCGAGTTCGTCATCGAGACCGAGCAGCTGCTCAAGTTCGGCGAGCGCGCTAACGCCGCCGCGCGCCGGGTCGAGGAGGCGCTCGCCCTGCAAGAGCAGGGCGCGCTGCAGGCCGACAGCCCCTACTTCGTGCCCGGCGAGAAGCAGTGCCGGTTCTGTGACGCCAAGACGACCTGTCCGGCGCTGCGCGAGGAGGTCATGCTCTACAGCAGCGGCTACACCGTGATGAGCCCGACGTCGGTCGAGGAGTTCGCCCAGTTCGTGCCTGTCACGCCCGACGCCGACAGCCTCAACAGCTACCTGTCCATCGCGATGAAGAAGGTCGGCCTCGTCGAGGACTGGTGCAAGGCGATCCGCGCCGAGATCGAGCGCCGCCTGCTCCTTGGCCAGCCGGTCGAGGACTGGAAGCTCGTCGAAGGCAAGATGGGCAACCGCTCGTGGATCGACGCCAAGGAGGCTGAGGCCTTCATGCGCGCCGATCTGCTGCTGGCCGACGACCTCGTCTACGACAAGTCGGTAGTCAGCCCGACGACGGCGGAGAAGCACCTCAAGAAGAAGCACCCGGACGACTGGGCGGCGCTGCAGGCGCTGATCACCCGGCGCCCCGGCAAGCCGTCCGTGGCCCCGGCCACTGATCCCCGCCCCGCGTTGACGCTGTCTGCCGAGACGGCAGCCAGCCTGCGCGAGGCCGCACTTGAAGATGGAGAATGATCAAATGGGAAAATTGATGCTCAAGCGCGTCCACATCGCCTTCCCGGCGTTGGCGGAACCGCAGGCCATCGGTGAGGGCAAACCCGCCTACGGCGGCAAGCTCATCATCGATCCGCAGGACAACGGCGGCAATTTCGTCCGCCTGATCGACCGGGAAATCCGCACGGTCGCCAAGGAGAAGTGGAAGGACCGCGCCGAGGAAATCCTGCAGATGCTCGAAGAGGACGACAAGGTCTGCTTCAAGAAGAAGCCCTACCGGTCGAAGAAGACCGGCAAGGTGTTCGAGGGCTTCGAGGGGATGTACCACCTCGGCACGCGCTCGGAGACGACCAAGCCGACCGTGATCGACATCTCGGGCGCCGAGGTCACCGACAAGGACCAGATCAGGGCGCTGATCTACTCGGGCTGCCGGGTGCACGCCGAGGTCGAGTTCTGGGCGCAGGACAACCAGTACGGTCGCCGGATCAACTGCACGATGAACGGCGTCATGTTCGCCGCGCACGGGCAGCGCTTCGGCGGTGGTGCCGGGCCGTCGTCGACCACGACCTTCGCCGAGTTCGCCGAGGAGCCGGACTTCGGCACCAGCGATGCTGAAGACCTCGTATGAGCCTCGGGCACAACCGCGCCGATCCGCAGATGAAGGGACTGGCCAACCGCATCCAGACCCTTGAGGAGGAGAAGAAGGGCATCGGGGAGGACATCAGCGCGGTCTACGCCGAGGGCAAGGCGCTCGGCTACGACACCAAGACCCTGCGCGAAATGGTGCGCTTGATGAAGCTGGACCCCGACGACCTGCGCGACAAGGAGACGCTGCGGGACCAGTACAAGTCGGCACTTGGCCTCGATCTGGTCTAGTGCTATCGGAGCGGCGGTGACTGCTCTCGCCCCCCTGAGATGGGAGCAGTCACCGCCCTTCGCTGCTGTGGCGAGGCGTGTCAGTAGAGGGGTGTCCTGCGGACTTCGGTCCGTTTCCCTTCGTTGCTGACACAGCTGGCACGCCTCACCTCAGCAACGAAGGGGCAGCGGCAGTGGCCGACCTTTACTTGGATTTGGAGACCTACAGCACCGTGCCGCTCCAGCACGGCACGCACCGCTACGCCGAGCCCTCCGAGGTGCTCCTCGTCGCCTATGCGTGGGACAACGACCCGGTCACCTGCGACGACGTCAGCGACTGCTGGGAGGACTACGCGCCGCTGCTGCAGAAGATCATCGACGACGCCGACCGCGTCGTCATCCACAACTCGCACTTCGACCGCACCGTGCTCTATCACAACGGCGTCTACCTGCAGCCGCGCAAGATCGTCGACACGATGGTCATGGCCATGCAGCACAGCTTGCCGGGCGGCCTCGACTACCTGTGCCGCATCCTTGGCGTGCCGCACGATCAGGCCAAGGACGCGATGGGCAAGAAGCTGATCCAGCTGTTCTGCAAACCGCAGCCACCGCACTTCAAGCTGCGCCGCGCGACGCGCGAGACCCACCCCCTCGAATGGGAAGCGTTCAAGGTCTACGCCGGGCTCGACGTCGAGGCGATGCGCGCGGTCCGCCCGCGCATCCCCAAGTGGAACTGGACGGCCTCCGAGCGAGCGCTCTGGCTGCTCGATCAAGAGACCAATGACAAGGGCGTGCAGGTCGATCTCGAACTGGCCCGCGCCGCGCTGACCGCTTTCGAGCGCTCCAAGGTCTCGCATGCCGAGCGCAGCCATGTGCTGACCAAGGGCCGGGTACCGAGCACGACCCAGCGCGACAAGCTGTTCGACTACCTGCGCTACGGTGAGGAACTGGACTTTGCCAACCTGACCAAGAGCACCATCGAGGCGCTGCTCGAAGATGCAGACCTGACCGACGAGACGCGCGAACTGCTGAAGATCAGGCTGCAGGCGGCAGCCGCATCCCCGGCCAAGTACCGCGCCTTCCTGCGCTCCTCGTCCACGCGCGACGCGCGCGTGCGCGGCACGCTCCAGTTCTGCGGCGCCGGGCGCACCGGACGCGACGCCGGGCGGCTCGTCCAGCTGCAGAACCTGCCACTCCCGACGATGACCCCCGTGCAGGTCGAGTTCGGCGTGAATGCGATCAAGCGGGGCACGGTCCACGAGCAATACGAGAACGTCTCCGAGGTCTGTGTCAACGCCGTGCGCGGCTGCCTGATCGCGGCGCCGGGCAAGAAGCTCGTCGTCGCTGACCTGTCGAACATCGAGGGCCGCGTCGCGGCATGGCTGGCGGGCGAGCGGTGGAAGCTCGACGCCTTCAAGAGCTACGACGCGGGCATCGGGGATGACCTCTACGTCCTGTCCTACGCCCGCTCGTTCAACACCCCCGTCGATGAGGTGCTGCACAACAAAGCCCACGGCGACGGCTCGATGCGCCAGATCGGCAAGGTGCAGGAACTGGCGCTACAGTTTCAGGGCAGCGTCGGCGCCTACGTCTCGATGGGCGCGAACTATGGCGTCGACCCATACGAACTGGCCACGATCACCCGCGACATCGCCAGCGAGGAGGAGTGGGCAGCCGCCTACGACAGCTTCCGCAAGCGCTGGGCGGTCGGCCTCGATCGCGAGACGTGGACCGGGGTCAAGGTCGTCGTCAACGCATGGCGTGGCGGGCACCTGCATATCCAGTCGATGTGGTACGAGATCGAGGACGCGGTGCGCGCCGCGATCCGCGAGCCGACCGAGACCTTCGAGGTGCGCGGGCTGGAGTTCGACATGGTCTCGGATTACCTGCGCATCCGCCTGCCCTCGGGGCGCTACCTGAGCTACAAGCAGCCCTCGGTCGGCAACCCCTGCGACGCCTGCGAGGGCGTGGGCGAACTGCCCGATCCCGAGGCCGACGATCCCGAGACCGCGCCCATCGTCGTCTGTCCCGACTGTGACGGCGCGGGCCGCATCCGCGACAAGATTTGCTACTGGGGCGTCGGCCAGAAGACGCGGCGCTGGGAGAAGATCAGCGCCTACGGTGGCAAGTTCTTCGAGAATATCGTGCAGGCCACGGCGCGCGACGTGTTCATGGGCGGCTACCGCCGGGCGATGCGCGAGGGCTACCCGGTCGTGCTGCGCGTCCATGACGAATTGGTGACAGAGGTGCCCGACGAGCCCGACTGGAACCACGGCGCGCTGGCGGCGATCATGACCGCAGGCGAAAGCTGGACCCTCGGGCTGCCGCTGGCTGCCGCTGGCCACGATCTCTACCGCTACGCCAAGGAAGGCTGACATGGCAGCGGGCGAGAGCAAGGTCGAGGACTACCTCAAGCGCCGGGTCAAGGCGACCGGCGGGCACACCCGCAAGGTCCGCTGGCTCGACCGCAACGGCGCCCCCGACCGGCTGATCTGGTGGACCTTCCCCAACGCCCACCTCGTCGAGACCAAGGCCCCGCTCAAGGGCATCGACTGGCAGAGCACGCAGGGCCGCGAGATCATCATCCTGACCGACACGGGCTGGTCCGTGTCAGTTATCAACAGCATCGAGCAGGTCGACGCTTTCATTATGGCGCATGCGCCGAAAGGGTGTTGACAGGCACAAGCAACCGCTTTAGGAAGACCGGGTCAGCAACGGAGATACCCCCATGTGCACCTCTTCCAACTGCCCGCACGGCGACGACAACCTCGACGACGATTTCTCGGACATCTTCGGCGGTGAGCCCCTGAGCGCCGACGACATCGCCCACGGCGTCGACCTCGCCCGCAACCAGCAGGTGCGCGGCCTCGTCGAGGAGACCTGCAAGGCCTGCAACGGCTCGGGCAAGTTCTACGGCTACACGGGCCGCCTGCTCGGCGATTGCTTCAAGTGCAAGGGCAAGGGCAAGCGCTACTTCAAGTCGACCCTCGCCCAGCGCGAGAAGGCGACCGACCAGCGCAAGGCCCGCGCGGTCCGCGACAGCGCCGCCGCGATCCGCGACGCCGACGCATGGATCGAAGCCAACCCTGCCGAGGGCGCGTGGATCAACGACGCTTCGGCGCGCGGCTTCGAGTTCGCCGTCAGCCTGCGCGCCGCGCTCTACAAGTACGGCTACCTGACCGAGAAGCAGGAAGCCGCCGTGCGCAATGCGACGGCCAAGTCGGTCGCCCGGCAGGCCCAGTGGCAGGCCGAGCGCGCCGAGCGCGACGCCAACAAGGCCGACGTCGAGATCAGCCGCATCGCCGACGCCTTCGCCGCTGCCAAGGCCTCGGGTCTCCGCTACCCGAAGCTCTACCTGTCGGACTTCACCTTCTCGCCCGCCAGCGAGAGCAGCCGCAACGCCGGGTCGATCTACGTCAAGCAGGGCGACCTCTACCTCGGCAAGGTCGCCGAGGGTAAGTTCACCCGCTCGCGCGACTGCACCGCCGAGGTTGAGGCCGAGATCGTCGCGGTCTGCGCCGACCCCTCCAGCGCCGCCGTCGCCTACGGCAAGCGCACGGGTCGCTGCAGCTGCTGCGGTCGCGAACTGACCAACGCCCTCAGCATCGAACTGGGCATCGGCCCGATCTGCCGTGGCAAGTGGGGGTGGGCATGAAACCGAAGGGCACTCCCACCGGGCGGCTCAACCCGCCCGGTCCCAACATCCAGAACGTCCCGATCCGCACCGAGGAGGTGCGTCACATCCGCGAGGGCCTTCTCAGATCGCTCAAGCCCAAGGAAGATGAGAAGTGAGCAGCCCAGCACGCAACGCAGAGAAGAGGCGGGAGCACGCAGCCCGCCTCGCAGCGGCGGAAGAGGAGCGCAACCGCATCGAAGGCCTGTCGATCTTCGACCGGGTGCAGGAGGCGACCTCGCTCGCGGAGATGGGCGAGGTGATCCTCCTCATCGCCCGCAAAGCGGGCTTGGACATCTACGCAGGGGGCGAGACATGAGCCGCTACCTCCCCATCGAGAACTGCTCGGTGTGCCCGTTCAAGGACCACAAAGGGGCCTACGGTCGGATCGCCTACGTCCCCGTCTGCAGCAAGACCGGCGGAGAACTCAGCTACACCCTGAGCGTCTCCGACAAGGGTCGCGTCAGCGCCAGCTATGCCGGGGGCATCCCCGGCTGGTGCCCGCTGCCCAAGACGGAGGACTTGGCATGAGCACCGTACGCGACCGCCTCGTCTACGAGACGCCCATCTACCTCTACGGCGAGGACGGCCTCCAGCAAGCGGTGGCCAAGGCCGTTGCCAAGGTCGCCCGCCACTGGGAAGACCTGCCGCTGGGCTTCGCCTTCCGCGTCGACGACGTCAGCTACAGCGTCGCCATCGATCCCGACCGCGACGAGTACGGCACCAACACCCAGCTGGAAATCGCTGCCTTCCCCGTGCTGCGGGTCACGCCCAAGGGCTTCCACATCTCCGTCGGCGGCTGGTCGGGCAATCCGCAGACCCGCTGGATCGGCAACGAGTGGACCAAGCAATGGGCCTGCCGCACGCCCGAGGCTGCGCTGCGCAGCTTCATCGCCCGCCGCAAGCGGATGGCCGCGATCTACGAGGGCCGCGCCCAGAGCGCCCGCTACTGGGCCGACAAGGCCGAGTACCTGCTCCAGAAAACCGAACACCCGCTCCTAGGAACCGAACCATGATCGAACAGGTATTGCCCCGCCTCGCCCGCGACATCCACGCCGACAATGTCCGCAACGGCTGCTACCTCGACGAGCGCGGCATCACCGTCGAGGCGCATGACCGCGATGCAATGCTGCTGCAGGGCATCTGCGACCTCTCCGAGGCCTGCGACGGCTTCGACGGTACCCCGGACACCCGGCTGCCGCAGTACACGCTCTATCAGGTCGAGGTGGCCAATTTCGTCATCCATGTGCTCGGGCTGATCGGCTACGAGGCCGCGCACGGGCACACGATGCCGACGTTCCTGCCGACCAGCGAGTTTGCCTACCTGCAGGGCATGCCGCGCTCGACCTCGACCCTCGGGCTGATGCGACTGGTCTGCACGGCGGCGGAGCGCTGCCACGCGCGGAACTTCGAGTTCTACGTTCAGGCGCTCGCCGAGTGCGTCAGCGTTTGCTACGCTCTCGCCAACCATCAGGGCTTCGTGCTGTCAGGCGTGATCAATGATCTGCGCGCCTATCGAGTGCGGATCGTCAACCCTGCTCCCACCCTGAACTGAGGCGCGCCGTGAACGACCCGGACCTCGCCGCCTTCCTTGGCCTGAACGAGGAGGAAGCCGCTATCATCCTGCCGCGCCTCACGCCTGCGGAGCGCGCCATCTACGAGCGCCTGTCCGTCGTGGAAGCGCAACTCGCCGCCGGGATCGCCCCCAAGGGCGTGATCGTGTGCCGGTCATGAGCAAGGTCTTCGTCCCGCACGACTACCAGCGCCCGGCGATCAACCACGTCCGCAAGCTCAAGCGCGGCGCGCTGTGGGCGCCGATGGGCGGCGGCAAAACCGTCGTCGTCCTGTCGGCCCTGCTCGATCTCGACCTTATCGAGCCGGTGTTCCCGATCCTCGTCCTCGCGCCCAAGCGCGTGAGCCGGACGACGTGGCCCGCCGAGATCGCCAAGTGGGCGCACACCAAGCACCTGCGCATCGTCTATGTCGGCGGCACCCGGCAGGAGCGCGAGGCCGCGCTGCGGGTCAAGGCCGACGTCTACACGATGGCCTACGACAACCTCGTCTGGCTCGTCGATCACTACAAGACGCGCTGGCCGTTCAGGACGGTGGTCGCCGACGAACTGACCCGGCTCAAGAGCTTCCGCATCCGGCAGGGCTCAAAGCGCGCCGGAGCCCTCGGCAAGGTTGCCCACACCCTTGTCGACAGGTTTATCGGCCTGACCGGGACGCCCGCGCCGAACGGGCTTAAAGACCTCTGGGGGCAGATGTGGTTCATCGACCACGGCCACCGCCTCGGGCACACGTTCACCGCCTTCGAGCACCGCTGGTTCATGCGCGGCTACGACGGCTACTCGCTGCAGCCGATGGTGCACTCCAAGAAGGAGATCGAGGCCCTGCTCCGCGACGTCTGCCTGACCGTCGAGGGCCTGCCGGTCGACGAGCCCATCGTCACCAACCTCTATGTCGAACTGCCGCCCGACGCCGTGCGCCAGTACCGCGAGATGGAGAAGCACATGGCGACCGAGATCGAGGGCGAGGTGATCACCGCCGAGCTTGCGATCACCAAGACCGGCAAGCTGCTCCAGCTGTGCAACGGCGCCGCCTACATCGACGAGGACGCCAAGACGTGGGCACCGGTCCACGATGCCAAGCTGGAGGCGCTGGAGAGCGTCATCGAGGAGGCGGCAGGCATGCCCGTCCTCGTCTCCTATTCCTTCCGTAGCGACCTTGAGCGCATCCTGAAGCGCTTTCCGCAGGCGAGGCACCTCGACGATGATCCCCGGACCATCGTCGACTGGAACGCAGGGACCATCCCTGTGCTCGTCGCGCATCCGCAATCTGCTGGCCACGGCCTCAACCTGCAGGACGGAGGCAACATCCTCGCGTTCTTCGGCCTCGACTGGAACTTGGAGGGCTACCAGCAGATCACCGAGCGCATCGGGCCACTGCGGCAGAAGCAGTCGGGCTATGATCGCCCCGTGTTCGTCTACCACATCCTCGTCCGGGGCGGCATGGACGAGATCGTACTCGAACGCCTGCAGGGCAAGATCACTTTGCAGGAGGCGCTACTCGCCGCCATGCGCCGTGCGAAGGGGAGTGCCCATGCCGATGTTCAAGGAGATAGCGAGCCCGGTATCCGGGTGGACGCTGGATAGCGTGCAGAACCAAGGCAAGTGGAGCGGCCATCCGTTCTGGGAGGTCACGCTGATCCGCGAGGAAGGAGCCGCCAAGACGGCGTCCTACAGCCACCGCGATCTCCGCATGGCATGGGAGGGAGCCCTGCACATCGCCGAGAACCACGACGCCGCGCTGATGCGCGGTTACATGACCAGCCCCATCTATCAAGGACCGCCATGACCCTCAAGACCATTGACCGCATCACGATGTGCCTCGATCCCGAGGCCTTCGCCGAAGTGAAGGCGCTGGAAGCCCGCGTCACCATGCTGGAGGCGCTGGTCGCGCGCCTGCTGGTCGTGGCCGGGCATCAGGCCGAATTTGGCACCGAGCACTTCGACCTTCACGAGGCCGTCGAGGATGGGCGCTCTATGCTTGGTACTTGGCCGCTAGGGAGCCCAGTGTAACCGGGCCGCCCTTGGCGAAGTAGCGCAGGCCCGTGTAATCGACCGGCTTAGTCGGCTGGAGGCGGGGGATGTCGAACTCATCAGCACCGGGCACCTTGCTGTAGTTCTTGTGCCCGCTGAGAGTGTAGTTGCGGGAGACGTCCTGCAGCTGGTCGACATTGGGACGCGGCACCAGTTCCAGCCCCGGGAACATGTTTTCATGGGGCTCCAGCCGTCGTCGCAGCCGATCCCAGATGTTCCACTGATTACCGAAGAGCGACAGCCCCGACCCCTGCATCGCGTCCTCATTGGCCTCGACAACCCGACGATAGCCCGGCCCCATCAGCTTGTAGTTCGACGGTTCCGCGATCCAGTCCGTCGCCGACAGGTGCTCGGGCAGCGCAGGGTTGATGTCGCCGCTCTTGAGGCGAAACATGCCCCCGGGGTTCTTGCCTGCGGCGCCGAGGAGCATGTCCTGCTGGAAGCCGTGGGGCAGGTCTTCATAGGCTTGCGGAATGACACTGCGCCCTTTGCTGACCGCGTCCTTCTGATACAACGCGAGCGCTCGCTGCTTGAAGGCATCGTAGTCTTCCGGGTTCTCGAAGACGTTGCCGCCGTACTGGGCGAGCATGTGCCGGTCGACGGCGGAGACGCCCGCGTCGGGCTGCCATGCGACGCCGAAGGAGCCGGTCTTGTTCGACAGGCCCGGCACCTGATTGGCCACCCGCTCGACAAGGTTAGACCACGGCTCGTCTGCACCCCGATGGAAGAACGTGGGATCGCGCAGGAACAGGTCGTGCAGGTCGGGCAGCCGGTCGTGCTGCATGCTGCCCCTGATCCCGAGGCCTCCGGCACTGCCTGCATTGATCCCATACTTCTGGGCGATGGCGCTATCCAGCACCTCACGATCCGCGCCACTTACCGGGTCGTTCAACCCCCACGGACGCAGACCGATCATCTGGCCCACCTGCTCCTGCGACGAGGGCCGGAACCGGGACATCGTCATCTGATTGGGCAGCAGCGGCGCGTTGGGCGAGGTGATGCCGAAGTGCAGGCCCGACAGCACCTGCGCGTCGGGAAGGGTGCCCGTGTCGGGCTGCATGCTCCGCATGAGCTTGGCTTGCAGGTCTTGGTGGAAGCTCGGGTCCAGCGTCGAAGGGTCGATGCCTTGCCCTTTGAGGTACATCATGTCCTCATAGGTGAACTTGTCGTTGAGGCCGCCGGGAATGCGGACGTCACCGCTGCCGCCGACGTTGCCGAAGCTCTGCGGCTCGTTGAGCGGGCCAAGGCGTGACACGCCCAGCGCGTCGCCAAGGTCGGCGACATCGCTCGACGTCATCTCGGTCGGCCCTTTGCCCCGGAACGTGAACGGCACGTCCTCGGCGGCGTTGTAGGAGCCGGTGACCCCGGCAGGCAGACTTGGGTCTGTCTCGGGCAGGGGCGTGCGCTCCACTGCCAGCGACCGGTCCGGGGCCGGTCCCTCCCGAACGCTGGCGAAAGTGGTCTTAGCCTCGGCAGATCGACCTGCGCTTCTTTTGGGAGCAGCAAGAGGCGCGACAACCTTCGCAGGCGCCTTCTCGACGTTCTTGACAACAGGCACCACCGAAGGCGCGGCGACAGCTGCCTTCACTGGTGCTTGCTCGGCCTTCCTGACCGCCAACGCGGCCACCCGCTCTTCTTCTGCTCTGGCCGCATCGCGCGCCGCCGCACCGATTGCCCGTGTGATCAGACCCATCAGTCCGCTCCCGGTAGTATGATGCGAGGGGGCGCCACCGTCGGCGCGGGCAGCACTATCACCGGACCGCCCTTGGCAAAGCCCTGCGCGCCCTTCTCGACCGGCTCAAGCCCCTCGACCGGGCTGAAGACATTGGCCGCGCCGCGCCCCTCGCCGAGGAAGTCGGGGTTGTGGTAGCCCTTGTAGCCGTACTCATCGACGAGCCGGGTGAGGTCGGGCAGGTACGCGCCCGCGTTGCCCGCACGCATGGGCTTGACGTTGTAGGACTGCGCCAGCTTGACCAGCTGATCGGGGTCCGAACCGATGTCGTAGAGCCCGTGCAGCTGGGTCTGGTAGGCGTGCGGCGAGACGGCGGAAACGACATTCTCCGGCACGACGGTGCCCGGGTCGCCCGTGTAGAAGCTCGTGTGCTGCGCGGGCGATCCTTTGGCGCCCCTGATGGCCCAGTCGTCGCCGCGATGGCCGGTGCCGTAGAACGCCGGGTCGGTCGCCGTCAGCCCCGGCGTATGGCTGAGATGGACGCCGCGCACGCTCGTCGGGTTGGCGGGCGTGATCAGGCCGCGCAGGTAGTCGGGGATGCCGCCGCGCGTCATCGGATCGAGATACTCGGGCGGCAGCAGCAACGGCGTCTGCGGGGAGAACTGGGTCTGCCCACCAAGCTGGCGCAGGTTCGCGTTGATCTCCTGCAGGCGGTCGGCGCCGCCGCGCGCACGGTAGGCGTAGCTGTCCTTGGGCAGCCCCTTGAGCACGTCGGCCTCGTCGCGCAGCTGGTTCATCTGGTGGTAGAGATCGGCGTTGGCGGGCCCGTAGTTGACCCAGCTGTTCTGGCCGCGCGTCTCGGACATCAGCGCCATCTGCTCCAGCGGGTCCATCATCCCCGCGTGCGAGGCGTAGGCGAGTTCCTCGCCGCCCGGACGGAAAGTCGCGCCGTGCGGGACGTGGCCGTAGAAGTCATGCACGGCGCGGAACATCTCGTTCTGGTTCAGCCCGGTCGCCGGATCGATGCGACTGAGGAACGGGTGCGGGTCGCCGCCCCGGTAGACGTTGAGGTTGCCCGAGCCGAGGACGTCGCCCATCATTGCCGAGGGCGTCGCGTACTCCCCCTCGCCGAAGTGATAGCGCATAGACACCGGCAGCTGGTCGAACTGCCGGGTGACCTTGTCGCCGAGGGCATTGTAGGCAGCCTCGGTCAGCTGATCGTAGTTCTGCGCTCCCGTGCCTTCGACGAGCTTGGGGAACATCTCGCCATAGCGTTCGAAAAGCGCGTGCTTATAGCGCGGGTCGCCCGAGGCCGCGAGGTCGAACACCCGCGCAATACCGCCCTGCTTCTCCAGCGAGGTGCCGGGGTCAACGATACCGGGATACTTCCGGCCTAGGTTCAGGAGGTTGTACTGGTTCGCCGCCGTCGCCGCCGGGTTGGTGTCGGGGTTGGCGAGGATGCCGCGCAGCTTGGGCAAGCTTGCGCCTTGCGCCTCGGGGACGGTCTGCGGTTCGAGGCCCTCGCGCTGGACATGGAGGAAGGGGCCCTCCTCGTGGGTGATGTAGCGCGGGCGCTCGGCGACGTCGGCTGCGGCATCGGCGGCGACGTCCGCCGCCCCGCGCAGGCCGCCACTAAGCAGGCGCTCGCCGCCCTTGATGAACTTGGACATGCCGAGATTAGGAACAATCGACAGCGCCGCGAGCGGACCGATGAACCGCTCGGCGGCCTGCGCCCCGGCGACGTTGCCGGTGGCCCGCGCATCCGCCGCCTCGCGCACCATCTCGGTGAACTGCTTGACGTCACCGAACCCGGGGGTCAGGTCGACGAGGCTCTCGGGGTGCTCGCGAACGTGTTCGATGGCGCGCCCGCCCAGCGCGACGGCATCGCTCGCAACCTGCTCCGGCGTGTGCGACATCGCATAGTGACCGACAGCGCTCGCCGCCCCGGGGATCATCTTCACGAGATCGAGCGCGCCGCCCGGGGTCTGGGTCAACGCGCTGCCGAGCGACTGCGCGATCTCCCGCGCGCCGCCTCGGGGAGCTTGCCGGGGCAGCGGCGCGGGCTTGGGCGCGCGGGCGACGGTCAGTGCCGACGGCTCGCGGCGGATCGCGACGGGCGCGGTCGTGCGCGCCGTCGGATTGCGGTAGACCGCGAAGTCGTCGGAGAACGGGTTCGCGGGCACGAACTAGCTCCCGCTGTCGGGCAGGATCGGGCTCAGGTACTTCTGCTTCAGTTCATCGTTCCGGTACGTCTGATCGACATCGGCTCCCGTGCGCGAGGCCAGCGAGGAGAGAAGCAGGGGCTCGCGGTTGCGGGCATAGAAATCACGGGTCGGCTGGATGAGATCGCCGATAGTGCTGACGGCGCTCGCCCCCTTGCCAACAGCCTGTGCGCCGCGCGCGACAGCAGAGCCAAGAACCCTCGGCGACGACGACACTGCGCCTGCAAGGATGGAGGGGATCGCTGCCAAGTGACCTCCGACCAACGCGGCTACGCCGCCGAGAGTACCCGCCCCGGACAACGGCCCCATGATACCGCGTGGACGCAACGGCGACAGCGACTGCCCCGCCATAGCGGGCAGCAGGGTGCCTGCGGGATCATGCGTCGCGAGGCGCTCAAGCATGCTCTGGCGCAGGCCGTAGCCCGTCAGGGCGTTGTTGCGCGTGGCGGCCTGCAGCTTCCGCGAGACGCTCTCCGGGTCGATGGGCGACCCGGGTGCCTTGCCGAGGCCGAAGGTCTTGTTGAAGCCGCTCTCCTCGTCGAGGAAGTCGCCATAGTTCGCCATGTGGGTGTCGTACTCGGGGTAGGTATCCCTCAGCTTCTTGCCGACGCTGTCCGAGAGCGTACGACCCAGCGAGCCTTGGTAGGTCGGGTCGTTGGGGTTGTAGTCGGTCTCGCGCAGCACCTTCTTGAAGTTGTCGAGCCCTTCGGGGCTCAACAGCGCCGGGTTGATCTGCGCCGCGCCGACGTGCTGGGTCAGCTGCTCCCACGCCTTCTGCCACTCGCGGTCCGAAGGGGGGCGCTGGTCGTCGGGCAGGGATAGGCGATCATCGTAGAACTTCGGTCTCTTGTCATACAGGTCTTTTGCTATGTCGGAGATGTCGACCGTGTCGTTGGCCGTCCTCGCGAAGAACGGAGTGATCCCGGCCTTGTAAGACTTCATCGCCGTATCGCGCAGCTGGACCGCTGCCGCCTTGGCCTGTGCCGCCGTGGCCGCCGCCGCCTCGCCGGGGTTCTTCATGGCATCGTGCAGGGCTGCGAGCGCTGTCGTGTCCCCCGTGCGCCCGGCTTGGTAGCCCGCTGCCGCAGCCTGCTTGAGCGGCCAGTCACCGGTTCCGCTCATGCCGCCCGCCGTGGCCGCAGGCCAGTCGGCGATCCCGCGCAGGCGCGGATGCAAGGTCGGGTCGGAAGCCCAATCCATCGCCCCGCCCGCCCAATGCATCGGGTCCGCCGTGCGTGCCACGGTCCCGGCGATATCGGCACCCGCGCCGAGGGCCCCGGCCAGCCCGAGGCGGCCACCCGTCATGGCGAGGCGGCTGCCGAGGCGCAGGCCGCCGCCGACACCCGAGGCGACCCCGGCGATGTCGGCGGGAATGCCGAGCGGGTCCGTGATGAACGAGCGCTTGAGGTTGTCGAGGCTGCTGTACTTGCTGCCCAGCGCCTTGAGCGTGTCCACCGGATGGAACAGAGCGGTGGCCGCGCCGATGGTGTGGGCCCCCGCATCGGTCAGCGGGCTGATGGCCGTGCGCGCGAGGTCGACGGGCAGGCGCGCGAGGCCCTCGCCGATGTTGACGGCACTCGCGGGCACGTTCGAGATCGCCTGTGCGACGCTCGTACCGAACCCGGCATCCTTGGTCGCCTGCTCGTCGGCCTTGCCATAGCCGAGGTTGCCGGTCGTTGCGCGCTGCTCGGGCGTGGTGTCCTTGAAGTGCTGGCGCGCTTCGGTGAGGTTGCGGTTGTAGAAGTCCTGCCGCTGCGTAGGCGTGATCAGCCCTTCCTGCACCGCCGTGTCCGCCGCGAGGTTGGCGTAGCCCTCGGGCGTCGCCTTGGGCTGCTGCACGTAGTTGACGATGGTACTCTCGCCCTCGGGCGAGAAGCGGAAGCCCTTGACGTTCTGGCCCACGGGCGGGGCGCCTGCGGGCGGACTATCGAGCAGTCCGACTTTCTGGTCCTCGGCCTGTCGCGCGGCGGCGACGGACGGCAGCACGCCACCGACCGTCACGCTCGGCGGCGTTCCCGGCGTCCCGTCCGGCTTGATGAGAGGCAGGTTCATCGTAGTCGACGGCACCACGTAACCGGGCGCATGCACGAGGCGTGTGTAGGCCTCGGTGATGCCTTGGTTCAGCGAAGTCGTGCGGTTGTCCATGTCCGCCTTCATCTGGAGCAACACGGCCTTCTTCTGCGACAGCGGGTAGTTGCCCTGCAGAACCTCCATATTCTCGTGGCGGGCGCTGTCGGACAATGTACCCGAGCCCAAAGGCGAGCCCGAGACGACCTTCGCATACTCGTTTATGAAGGTGTTCAGGGCACTGTCCATCTTCGAAACAGTATCCCCGGCCTTTCCCGGCAGCCTGCGTTGTATCCCCAGCATCGCCGAATTTATATCCCGGTAGCCGGTCATGCCCTCCAGTTCGGAGCTACGGTCAAGGAACTGCTGGCCATTGAGCATGGCGTTGTTCTCGTTGACGCCGATAACCCCGGCCATCTCTTCGAGCTTCTTGATCTGCGCCGAGCCTGCCTTGTAGTGGGCCATCTGCGCAGCGAGGTCGGCACCCGTGAGCCCGGACGCGCCCTCCTGCTTCACAAGTTCGTCCATCACCATCTTGCGGTTGCCCGCGCCAACCTTGCCCATGCCGAACGACGGCATCGGCCCCCCAGCCGCTACCAGTTGCGCGTAGAAGACCGCCGTCGGGTGGTCGATCTTAGTTGAAGGTGGGTCTACCGGGTTGCCTTGCTCGTCGTGCGTGGCTTTGAACTGGAGCGCCTCGCGCTGTGCACGCGCGGCGGCCCGGTCGTTCTCGTCCTGCTGCCGCTTCTCGGCGAGCGTCTTCTCGGCGTTGGGGCCGCCGTAGGTCGCGCCTGAACCTGTGAGAATACCGGGGCCAGCCATCAGTAGGGCTCCTTCACGGTTCTGATCGGGTGGTAGTCCTCACCGACGCGCTTGTAGACCGTCGACATGCCCTGCGCGTCCGGTGGACCATGCCATGTGTCGTCCTGCCACTGCACGAGGCGCGGGCCTTTGTTCGGCAGCTGCACCCAGTTCTCGGTCGGCCCCGGGTTGTTCTTGTCGACGATGACGCCGTGCGTCTGATCGAAGACAATGCCTTGCGGCTGCTTGTAGGCTGCCGTGATGTACCGCCCCTGCAGAGTGGAAAGCTCCTTGGCCTGTGCCATCTTCATTTCAAGGAGCTTGTCCTCCAGCGCGTTGCTCTCCTGACGCCGCTGCTGCGCGAAACCCTGCATCGCCGGACCGACGTTGGCCAGCGCCTCGCCGAAGCTGCCCGTGCGCGTGGGCTGGAGGAGAGCGGACCCGAGCGCGAGCAGCATGTCGTTGCGCGATGGTCCCTGATAGCGCGCGGTTAGCTCCTTTGCCGCGTTCCCGTAAATGTCGGCCAGCGACTGCGACTGCTGCTGCATGGCGGCAGCCAGACCGGCGTTTCTGTTCTGCACCGAGAGATTGGACCCGAGGCCCGGTACGGCGAGCGTGCCGCTGTCGTCCGTGCCGTCCGTGCCGTCTGTGTCGTCATCGGTGCTGTTTGCCACGATACTGCCCTTGCTGGGTTGAGCGGGTGTGTTCCTGTTAACCGCCATGCCATCTGCCCCATACCCTAGGGACCGCATCCCGTTCTTGACGCGGGCGAGATAGGCCTGTGACGCGGGGCCGCGCCTTTGCCCTGACGGCCCGGCGATGTAGCTGAGGACCGTCTCGTCAACGTCGCCGCCCGAGCGCTTCCAGTCATTACCCAGATGGATGGCAGCGGCGTGCGTCGCCGCATCGGGGCCTGACCACGGGTCGATGTTGTACTTGTCGATGAAGCTTTGTCGTGTCGGCGGCGTGAACTGAAAGACGCTGCGCGCGCCCGCCGGGCTGACGGCATTGGCGTTCGACTGCTCGCCGCTGATGCGGATCGCGCGCAGCATTTCAACGGGAATGCCCTCCTGCTGGGCATATTGATCCTCCAGAGGGTCGTAGGCCTTGCTGTTGTAGGAGGCGAAGTCGGGCACCTACTTGGTCCCCAGTACGCCGCTGCCACCGAGGATCGCGGCACCGCCGAGCAGCTGCTGGCCGAGGCTGGCGCTCGGGGCCGCCGAGGTCGTCGTCTGGACCTGTCCCTGCGGGATCGCCGGGGCGATGGCCCCGAGGGTCTGCGCCATCTGGTTGATCTGCGCCTGCGAGAAGCCCTGCTGCGCGAGGAAGTTCTGATAGGCGACGTCGAGGTTGGCCTGCTGCAGCCCCTGCTGCTGGTTGCCCGTGGCCGTCACCGCGTTGGCTCCGGCGAGGCCCTGCTGCTGCAGCGCCCCGGCCTGCGCACCCAGTTGCCCGGCGGCGTTCAGGGTGTTGGTCGTGTCGGCGTTGTAGAGGTTGCCGGTCGTGCCCGCGAGGTTGGCGTTAATGCCCTGCTGCGCCTGCCCGATGCCCGCCTGCGACGCGCCCAGCTGGCCGAACTGCTGCCCGGCGTTGGCGATGATGTTCTGCTGGTTCTGGCCCAGCTGACCCATCGTCTGGCCGATCTGGGCCTGCCGCGCGAGGTCGGTCTGGGACGCACCGAGGGCGGTGTTGTAGCCCTGCGACAGCGCCTGCATCTGCTGGGTGCCGACGCCTTCCTGCACGTCGCGCAGCGCGCGGGCGGTGTCGGTCATCATCCCCGACGGGGCTGCGCCGCCGCCCAGCTGCCCCGCCGAGATGTATTTGTTGGTCGCGGCGGGGATCAGCTGCTCACTGAGCGTGCGCGCGCCCAGCTGACCATAGCGGTTGACGACGTTGTCGAGGAACGGGTCCATGTAGGCCCCGATGTTCGACGTCGCGTTCTGTCCGGCCTGCCCGAGGAGCGGCATCGCCATGTTGAGGCCGGTCGGATTGGTGCTCTGCGCAGCCAAGTTCCCGGCGGTGCCCAGCGCCCCGTAGGCCCCGGGGAGGAAGCTCTGGTCGCTGGCGCGCTGGAGGAACGGCGAGGCCGCGCCGAGCGCCGAGCGGCCCAAGGTGCCCGCCGTCGCGCCCATCGCCGTCGCCATGCCCGGCTGGTTCGACGTCGCCGCCGACTGGGTCATGTCGAAGCCCTGCTGCTGGGTCGGATTGAGCCCGGCAATGCGCTGGCCCTGATAGGGCTGGTAGGTCTGGCCCTGCAGCAGCGCGTTCTGGTTCGACAGGATTTGCTGCGCGTAGTTGGTGTACCACGCCGGGATCACGCTCTGGGCGTAGGTGGTCTGGTTGGTGGTGCCCATCAGGCGGCCCCGCGCATGTAGGCGGCGGGCTGCTTGGCCCTCGGACTGAACTTGCCCTTGGCGAGCTTCGCGCCTTTCTGCTTGCGCAGGTTGACGCGCAGGCTATCGAGCGCCTTCGCGCCCGCCTTGTTCGAGCCGTTGCCGAGCATGGCGACGGTCTCGGCGTCCATGACGTACTCGCCATCGGACAGGCGCGCGTCGATCTTGTCGGCGCGCCCGTCGCCGTCACCATCGACGTCGCCACCGCCGCTGAAGGGCAGGGTGTACCGGGCTCCGAAGCGATTGGGCACGATACCGCGATCTGACTGGGCGTTGAGGTCGAGCCTGCCTTGTCCGACCGGCCTGCTGAGAGCCAGCGCGAGGCGCGAGGGGATCATGCCATTGGACAGGGCGTCGACCGAGAGGGAATTGTCACCAACAGGCAGGGTGACGCCGTAATCTGAGCCTCGGCGCGTGGAAGCGTTCACCCGGGCCTGCGCTTTGTCGACCTCGCCGCCATCCGCGTAGCTGTTGAAATACTGGTACTCGGGCTCGTACCCGGCGCGGGCATAGTCCGCCGCCGCGCGCGGCGCGCCCTGCTGCAGGGGCACCGTGAACCGGCTCTGGGGTGCGACCATCTGGTTGTTGTTGAACGTGCTCTTGAAGTCCGCCTGCGCCTGCTGCGCCTCGGCGGTGGTGGGTGTCGTCGGGGTCTTGAATGCTCCCGACAAGGCGAGACCGCCAATGACGCCGGGGATCGCGAGCTTGTTCTTGATCGGCAGGCCGAGGAAGTTCTGGTTCCAGAAGCCGGGCTTGGCCGCTGCCGCTGCTGCCGCTTGCGGCGCAGCGTTTGCCGCTGCCACTTGCGGCGCGACGGACATCGCCTGACCCGCTGCGTTGGCTTCAGCGAGCCCCGGCACGGAAGCCGCGAGAGACGAGCCCGCCGCCGCTGCCGCAGGGGCCACGGTGGGCGCAGCTGCGGCAACCGTGGGCGCGGCTGCAGCAATCGTGGGCGCGACCGCTCCCGGGACTGCTGCAGTGGCCGCTGTCTTGCCTAAAAGGCCGGGGAGACCGGCGCCCAGCGCGCCTTTGACCCCGAGCGAGCCGAGACCGCCACCAAGCACGCCCGGCAGCGCGCCGAGCAGCGCGCCCTTGATCCCGCCGCCGTTGAGCGCGCCCGAGGCCGCGCCAAGGCCCATCGAGATCGCTGGCCCGACGCCGGGGATGAAATTAGCGGCTATCGCCGCAATCGGCAGCAGTTTCTTGAGGAAGCCGAGGAAGAACTCGGGTTGCCCGGTTTCGGGGTTGATCGTCGGCGGACCCCAGCGACGGCTCAGTTCAGCGAGTTCGGCCTTGTTGACGTGGATGATCTCGGTATCGCCGTAGCGTCCGGCCCGCTTGACCGCGAGAGCGGCATTGACAAGGCCCCCCTTGGCATAGGCGGGTCGGGCGTCCCCGTAGACAAGCCGCACTGCGATGGTCTTGCCGCTCATCTCGTGCCCTCCAGCAGCGGGTAGACCCTCTCGGCCCATTCCCGCCAATCGTTGAACTGGTAAGGATCGGGGAGGGCGCGCTGCGCAAGGGGAGGCGCGCGTACAAACCCAGCCGCATGTATTTGCCAGTCGCTGGCATCGGTCAGAGTGCCGAGTGCCCAGTTACTGGGATTGTCAAGCATTACCGCATCGAACCACTGTTGCAAAGTCAGGCCTTTGGGCTGGACCGTCATAGCATCGTTCCATCTCCCGGCTGCACCTGCGCGAGGACGCGGCCCATCTGGTAGTATCCACCGACCACGTCGCTGCCGAAGCGGAAGCGCAGCTGGCGGCGCTGCTCCTTGAAGAAGACGACGGCCTCCTCGGGCGTCGTCGGCTCGTCGGGGAACTCCATGATCGGGCCGCCGACGTCGTTTGCGCGGGCGTTGGCCTTGCCGAACAGCTGCACCGTCATCGGCCCCTGCTGGATAAAGTCGGGCTCGATCATGACCACCTGCGTGGACTTGTTCGACGGCTGCTGCTGCGACAGCGCTAGGGTCATCGGCGCGGTCTCGAAGAACGAGGGGATAGGCCGCACGGACAGCCCGTCGACCTCGTCATAACCGCGCTCGTGGACCCACATCCGGTAAGCGGGCGTCGAGGTCGGGCCCGGGTCGACCCCGGTCAGGATCGGCGAGCGGAACACGGCGGGTGAAGTCGCCGCCCCGCGTCCGCCGTTGGGCAGCGGCGTGTCGTACCAGACGTTCTCGCGGACGTTGTAGATCACCGCGTGGTTGGGCTCGGTCGCATCGCCGAAGGGGAAGCACCACCAGACCTCGCCGAAGCGCGGCACGACGAAGCTGAAGACCTTTTCCCGGTAGGAGTGGTTGACGTTGTCGAAGAACAGGTCGCGGTTGAAGGCGTTGGGGATTTCGCGGACGACGCCGTTGAACATCAGGAAGCGGTCGGTCGCGGCCCAGTAATAGATGCCATCGTACTCGACCACCGCCTGCGCCGACAGCAACGAAATCTGGGCGCTGATGGTGTCGAAGCTGAAGATCGACGTGGTGTCGCCGTTGAAGATCATGCGGATCAGGCTGTCAGCCGACCACAGCAGCCCCGAGGGGCTTGCCCCGGGCCCGCCGCGCAGCGGCAGCCCCCGGATGATCTTCTGCCCGGTGACGAAGGCGTTGCCCGCCCCCGTGCCCGCGTAGTCCGTGGGATCGCCGGGCGTCGACCACGCCACGAAGCCGTTGTTGCCGAAGGCGACGAGATAGGGCCCGAGCGCGACGATACCCCCTGAGATGCTGCCTCCCACCCCGGGCCCGGGAGGCGGTGACACCGGGGTCAGGGGCGCGGTGCCGAAGGCGTCGCCGTAGAACAGCTGACCGCCGAGGCTGTTGCAGATGCAGTCGAGGTTGGGCGCGACCTGCGCCATGATCTGCAGCCCGGTGCCTGCCATCATGCTGACATCGAACTGCCACAAATTACGCGGGTCGTGGACGAGGGAGGCGGGCGTGCGGTCCGTGATGACACTGCTGTTGAGCGCGCTATCGAGGGTTAGCCGCTCGACCAGATTGGCCGAGCCACTGTGGAGGAACTGGGTCAGGTCGCGAGTGTAGCCGTGGAGCGTGCGCACGGCTCCCGACAGGTATTTATTGACCGCGCGATAGCCGCCCATCTTGCGCGGCTCGCTGTTGGCGAAACGCACCCAGAGCCCGTCGCTGTAGGCCGTGTTGCCGAACAGGGTGCCGTCGCGCTGGATGCCGGGCTGCGACTGGATCGGGACGGGGTTCTCGGCCACGGCTCCTCCTTACAGAAACGTCACCGGCACGTTCCCGCCCGTGCCGAAAGGATTGCCGGTGCCACTCCACACCCACTGCGTGAAAGTCGGACTTGGCCCGGTGTACTGGCTGAAGCTCGCTGAGAGACGATTGAGGACCGTCCCGTTGATGTTGATGGACGTCCAGCCGCCGTTGCCCTGAAGGCCGTCAATGCTGAAAAGAAGCTGATTGCCAGCAGAGTACCAGTAGCACGCCACAATGAGCACGTTGCCTATGGGCGGGAAGGTGTTGGGGTTGATGCTCCCCCATGTCTGCGTGCGGTCGATGCTCTTGGAGTAACCCCAGCCATTGCCCCCGACACTGGCGACACCCACGGTGTGCGACGACAGCAGCTTCGTGGCGCCGTAGAAGTGCGAGAAATAAATGAGACCGCCTGTCGGGATCGGGCCATTGACGCCCACCGCCCCTGCCGGGACGTAGGGGCCGCCCGCATAGTAATTCGATATGTAGACGGGGTTGCCGCCGCCGAACTCGTTGCGGATCATGTCGAGCGTCATGACGCCGCTGGAGGGGAGGGTCATAGCGTCATCGCCTGCAGGATGCCCACCTCGCGCCGCAGTTCCTTGAGCGCCTCAACGATGAGGCCCATCATCGCCCCGTAGTTGAGCGCGAGCATGCCGCCCTCACCCTCGCTGACAGCCTCGGGCAGCACGTTCTCGACATCCTGCGCGATCAACCCCGTGTGCCGCTGGTACAGGTCCGTGCGCGTGAATGTGTAGCCGGTCAGCGCCTCGACCTTGTCGAGCGCGTGCTCGATCTGCTTGAGATCGGTCTTGAGCCGCCGATCGGAGAACGCCGAGACGTTGCCCGTCGCGTCTAGGTTGCCGTAGACCTGCAGGCCGTTGTTGCCGATGTTGCCAATGGCCACCCGCCCGCCCTGCGGGCAGTTGATCATGTCGCCACCGCGCGGGCCGTCATAGACCCGGAACAGGCCCCCGCCGTTGAGGATGTGCCCGCCGTTGCCGTTGATGTAGAGATAGACGTCGCTCAACGAGGTGATGCTGCTGTCGAAGTTGCCGCCGCCGATGCTGGTGGCGTGGCTGGCGTTGGTCGCGCTGTCGGCGCTGGTCGCGTGGTTCGCGTTGGTCGCCGCGCCCGCCGTCAGCGAGGGCGCGCTGCCCGTCAGCCCGGCGCCCGAGCCGTTGAACTGGACGGCGCTGACGACGTTGCCGAAGGTGGCGTTGTTGGTCGTGAGGTCGATCTGCAGCGGCCATGCGCCGCCGACCTGCGTCCACGTCGTGCTGTCGGCGACGCCGCTGAGGATGTAGAAGGTGTTGGTGTTGGTGTGGAGGAACGCCGTGCGCGCGCCTGTATTGCGCAGATTGAGCACCGGAGCGGTGTTGCGTATTTCCGCGTTGCCGCTGGAGAAGAGCCCGGCGCCGTACAGCGGCCCGCTGGCGACCGCGCTGCCATCAGGCTGGACGCGGAAGCGCTCGGCTCCGGCGATCTGGAAGCTGATGTTGCCACTGCCGCTCTGAACGACATCGAGGATGCCGTTGACCCCTGCCTCTCGCATGATGCGCGCGTCGAAGTCCGTGCCGGGACTGGCGTGGAAGTCGATGCCCGTCAAGGCGCTGTCCGTGCGAGAGCCTGCAAGCTCCAGAATGTAGTTGCCGGTGAGCGGGCCGAGGCCGGTCAGCACCGACAGCGAGGTGATGTCGGCGTTGTCGCCCGACTTAGCCGCAACAGCGACGTTGCGGACGGTCGCCGCGTCGACCGCCGTGACGATGGGGTCGGCGAACGTCGAGATGCCGAGATTGAGCCGCGCCGCCGAGGCCGTTATCGCACCCGTGCCCCCGGCTGAGATGACCACGGGCACGCCGATGCTGATCGGGTCCGAGGCGAGGATCATGTTGGTGCCGTCGCAGTAGTAAATGCCCTTGGCGCCCTGATTGACCTGAACCGGCGTGCCGCCGACCGCTTGGACGTACAGCAGGAACGAGCCGGTCGTGGTGTTGTCGATCCAGTATTGCTGAACGGTCGCAGGCACGACGACGGTGGCGTTCGACGTCAACGCGCCCGTGAACTTGTAGGCGATGCGATTGAGTTCGGACCCGGCCAGCGTGTAGGTGCCGCCGGTCAGGGCGATGGAGGTGTAGTCGAAGGCGAAGACCGGGCTCTGCCCGAGGCCGACCGTGTACCAGCTGATGCCATCGGTGAAGACCGAGGCACTGTCGCCCGGCTGCAGGATCAGCGACGCCCCGTCATTGATCACCTCGGCGCCCGAGGGATCGATGGTCAGGCTGCCGCCGCCCTCGTTGCGGACGTGGAAGATAAAATTGTTGCCCGCCGTCGCCGTCGCCAGCAGGTTCAGCACGCCCGCGCCCGTGCCTTTCCAGACGAAAGCCGTGGCACGGTTCGACAGCGACACGACGAGCCCTGTCGTCGAGAAAGTCAGCACCGGCACCGCCGCCGACAGCGTCGTGTTGGTGACCGTCAGGCCGAAGCCCGCGAGCGCCGAGGGCTGCACCGTCGCGGTCGAGGCCCCGAACTGGAAGCAGTACCAGACCCCCGCCGGGGTCGTGTTGTCGGCGAGGTAGACCTGCCAGACCGTGCCCGGCGGCACCGTCGCGACGACCGTGCCGAAGAAGTCGGTGACGGTGAAGCTGGCCGAGGTGCTGAGGTTGTTGAACAGCACGGTCTGCCCGGGCGCGGCGGCGTCGGCGGCGGGCAGGACGATCAGGTGGCCACTGACATCGGGCGTGACATCCACGATCCGCGCCAGCGGCGTATCGAGCCCCGAAGCTTCGAGCGGCCACTCCAGCTGCACGTCGGCGACGAGGGTCAGGGCCAGCAGCGACACGTCCGAGGGGTAGATCGTGGTGCCGCCGAAGACGTCCATGTAGCCCATCTCAGGTCTCCTTGCGCGACTGGGCGCGGTCCAGCATCTTGGCGATGTCCTCGCCGTTGATCATGGCAGCGGCGCGGTCGTAGAAGGTCTGCCATGTCGAAATGCGCTCGTCGTTCTTGAGGAACGGCGAGGCCTCCAGCAGGGTGGCATAGAGCAGCAGCTGCGGCGCGTAGTCGGTGATCCAGTTGGACTGGACAGTGTCGTCGAGCATCGGCGGCAGCGCGTAGTAGAGGATTTCGAACGGATAGGCCGCGTCGGGCGTCGGTACGAACAGCCAGTGGCTGTAATTGTAGTCGGCGTAGAACTCGGGGCTCGCCTGCTGGCTCTCGTTGGGCCAGTAGGCGCGCGCATACTCGTAGCCGCGCGTGAAGATCGGCGTGCGCTCGGCCATGTCCGGCCCGTTGCCGTAGTTCATCGACACGGTGTCGCGCCAGCGGTCAGGCTTGCGATAGACGCTCTGGCCGGGGATGAAGTGATCGGTGACGACCTCGATGAAGCCCGTGATCTTGAGTTCGCGCGCGATGCGCCGCTCGGCGAGGTTGATCAGGCGCGGTATCTGCTCGTAGACGACCGGGTCGGTGATCGCCGAGGCGCCGCGTTCGAGGTACTTCCTGACGTCATCCTTGAGCGTGTCGAACGTCATGTTGGTGGCCATCGGCGGTCTCCTTGCCCCCGTCAGCGATCTTGGTAGCGCTGGGCCTGACAGGTCATCTGCAGCCAGACGATGTATCCATCCTGATCTATGTGGCGCTGCACATGGCAGTTCATGTCGGGGTTGTCCCCCCGGTTGAGCATGCGCTCAACGACACCACCACTAGGCGATGGGTACTGGGCCCACACCACGGCGGCGGACGCGGCGCTGACGGCGACGCTCGCGATCAGCAAGGCCAAGGTGACTTTCGACATGGCGCCCTCCAGAGGTGAGGCGGGACGGGGCTTGCGCCCCGTCCCGCCGGGGAGATCAGCTACTTCTTGGGGCCCGCCGATGGCGGCAGACCCTGATCGGGACGCGCAGGCGCCGGAGGCAGGCCCTGATCAGGGCGACCCGGCGACGGAGGCAGGCCCTGATCGGGATGCCCGGGCACAGGCGGGAGGCCCTGATCAGGATATTCGGGTGCACCGCCCCAGATACCCGGAGGCACGCCGGGCAGCGTGTTATCGGGCGCACCGGGGCAACCGGGCCAGCTACCGATGGGCAGCGAAGGCAGGCTGTTGTCGATGCCGGGGATATCACCCGGCAGCGTCTGATCAGGCTCCCCCGGCACACCGACGTCGGGCGCACCCGGCAGACCGTTGTCGACGCCTTCGTCACCGACCTCGATGATGATCAGTTCGCGGTAAATATGCTCATAGGCCACGGCGGGCGGAACGCCCTTGGGCTGCTGGAGCTTGACCCGACGAACCGACGAACCAAGCGGAACACGGACTGCCATGACGTTCTCTCCTTGTGTGAGGCGCTGTTGGGTTGCCGTCGCCTGCCCGCGCCGACGCAGGGTCTGGACCCGGTCGTAGTACCACCCTCGTCACGCTGCCTCCAGCGCCGCGACCCTTGCGCGCAGCGACTGAATTTCTTTCAGGGCGAGCATCAGCAACCGCGCCGGGTCATAGTGCCATGTGTCGAGGTTTTCATCAGCGGGCGTGACCGCCTCGGGGTAGACCTCGTAAAGCTCCTGCGCGATGATGCCGTAGCTCTGGTGGAGGCCGGTCTCCTTCCAGTCGAACTGGACGATGTCGATGGCGTCGATCAACGCGCCGCTGTCGTTGGCGGGCTGGATGTTAGTCTTGAGCCGGAGATCGGAGGACGGGTTGTACGCAGGGGCATAGAGCGCCTGCCCAAAGTTGTGTCCTCCGCCATTCTCGCTCTGGTAATTTATATTACCTCCAGCACCACTTCCCGCAAACCCGATGTAACCTACACGCGCTCCAGTCCCAATGAAAAAGCTCACATAACCTGAGTTGGTACCATCCCCGGTTGAGTTAAGTGATGAGCCGCCACAGCCAGACGGCTGAACTGCTATATTAGCATTAGGGCGGTTAGCCAATAAATTACCAGTACTTTGAACCTGAACAACAGGCTGATTACCTGTGTAAAAATTCAAATTCGAGTTGGCACCATCGAACTGTATTCCGCAACGAACAGTTCCGTACCAAGAACCTGCTGCATCATAGCCGCAGTAAAGGAACTGACCGTGGTGTAGAAGGAGGCCACCATTGACATCGAGCAGGTCATGCGGTGTACCATTGTTGAGCCCTACAAAGCCATTTGCATTAATGCGGAACCGCTCACTAAACGCAATGGTGGCATTGGCTGTGTTTGATGCAGCCGTATTGTAGATGACATAAGTACCCAGCGTCGGATTAAAGCCTATCGTGGTGCTGTAGCCATTCTCAGCAGCTTTCCAGTTCGTCCCGTCGTTGTAAGCGTTGTAGCTGAACGACCCTCCAAACATCATACTGATGTCGCCACTAACCTGCAGCATGGAGTTGGATAATACAGGGTTGATATTTATTCCAATCTGACCAGTGGTTAAAATGCGCATCCGCTCTGCGCCGCTGGTCCCAAAAGCTATCGGAAGATAGCCACCAGTTCCTGCTATATCCGCAACAAAATTGAACAGAGTATCACTGGCGATGATATTCAGCAGCCCCGAATTATTCGGATCAGCCTTATTGTAAAGCTGGAGTGCGGTTACTAGGCTCGTCCCATTCGGGAGTATGTCAACTGCCGTAGCGCCGTTGGCTGTACTGCTCTGCAACGACAACCGCCCCGCCGCCGGGCCGCTGAAATCACCCGTGATGCGCAGACCTGACCCGGAAAAGTTCAGGTTGCCCGTCATCGTGTCGCCGGTCTTCAGGACGAAGCCCGAGCCGACCGCCGCCTTCAGCGCGGCGCCCACCGTCCCCGCCGGGTAGGTGTTCGCCGCGTTGTAGCCCATCAGGCCCGCACCCGCCGCCTGCGCGACGTTGTACATATACTGCGAGAGGTTGAAGGGCTTCATGACCGGACCTCCCGCCTGAGCGCCGCCAGTTCGGCACGGAGGGCGACCACCTCCTTGGCCAGTTCGACGACGGCCATCATCGCCGCGCCGCCGTAGTTGACCGAGAGCATGCCTTCGTCGTTCGCGTAGACCGCCTCGGGCAGCACCGCCTGCAGCGACTGCGCGCCGACCCCGCACTGAGTGGGCTCGTGGTCCAGATCGGTGCGCTCGTAGATGCCGCTGCGGACCCCGGCCAGCTTGGTCACGAAGTCGTCCACGGGCGCGCGCCAGTTGATCTTCAGTCGCTCATCCGAGAACGCGGCGATGTTGCCGCTTACAGTCAGGCCGCCGCCGGGCATGTTGTAATTGGTGCCATCCCAGTAGAGATAGTGGCTACCGGCAGTTCCGAAGAAGATGACACCTGTGTCGTTGCCCCGGTCACAGGCGATGTCGCCGTTGTTGCGTAGGGCGATATTACCTCCGCCGCCGTTGACGGTGAGGTTGGTAATGACTGGCTGGTTCATGCGGATGCCGCCAGTGTGCTGACACCCGATGTAAGCTATGCCTTGCGTCTCGTTAGTAATCCATATGCAAGCATCATCCTTGGCGATGAGCCTGAAATCATGGCCGACATTGTTGTTGACGCAGCGGATGCCCGCGCTCACGCCCGTGTTACTGACGCTAAATAGCTGCGAGTAACATATGCCTCCTACGGATAGCGGAGCACCGTTCAGGATATACGTGCCGCCGTCGTAGTAGAGATAGCGGGAAGCCGCGCCGAAAGCGAACACACCCGTGCCGTTGCCCCGGTCCGCCGTCACGTCGCCATTGGTCGCGAGCGTGATCTGGCCGCCGCCGCCATTGACAATGAGGTTGCTGCCGCAGGTCAAACCCCCGGTGAAGGTCTGCCCGTTGGCCGAAGACAACGCGCCCGAAGCGAGGTTGATGGTGAACGGGCGCAGGTTGTTCCAGCCCCCGTTCGGCGCACCAGCAGTAGGATCACTGAGCAGGATGTAGTAGTTGGACCCGTCAACGCGGTGGATCGCCGAAACGGCGCTAGTCACCCCGTTCTTGAGCAGCAGCTGGTTGCCGTTGGGGGCTGAGATGGATGCGATCCCGTTGACGTGAAACTCAGTGCTGGGGATGACCCCGATGCCAACTCCACCGCCGCCCGGCTGAAGCAGCATTGGGTAAACAGCAGTGCTACCGTCGAACCGCTGCACCTGCATGGCCACCGCGCCGTCACTTCTGACACGCGCGCAAAGACCGTAGGAATTATCAGCGTTACGGGAGAGGAGGAGGGTCGCCCCGGCAACGCTACCGAGCACCGTGCTCGATCCGTCGCCCAGCATGACATGACATCCGGCTCGTGGCGACCAATAGCCGATGCCCCAGACGTTGCCAGAGGAGATCACGCCCCAGTTATTCCCGCCCGCACCGAGGTAGAGGTGACCGGTCTGCGTGCGGAAATAGCCGTTGGACCCGTCGTGCTGCCAGAGCGCGTTGCCGTTGCCGACACTCATCTGCGCCCCGACAACGGAGAAGTTCAGGTTGAGATCGAACGAACCGGCCTGCCGCAGACCACTCGCCGCGCCCGCCGCAACGCCAGCTGGACAGGTCCAGAAGCCTATCGCCCCCGTGCTGTGCGTGAACCCCACCGCCCCGGCAAAGCCCGCGAGGTTTGTCCGCAATGTCGTGCCGTCGTAGTAGCCGTTGAAGTGCAGGCCGCCGTCGCCGCCAGCCGGGGGCGCGAACAGGGACAAGTCTCCGCCGACCTGCAGCGCCGGTCCCGCCTTCACCGGATAGGACAGCCTGATCCCCGCCTGCCCGCCGACGTTCAGCGCGTGGACGGTGTCATCCCAGTTGAGATTGGCGTTGTCTTCGGCGAGGTTGCCACCGGACCCGGCGAACGGGATCGAGGCCGGAGTGAACACCGGGTTCACGGGCGAGCCGAGGAAGGCCTCCAGCAGCACCGTGTCGTTCGCCAGCACGGGCGTGTTGAGCACGACGTGGACGCCGTCCGTCGCCGCATACTCGCTGTCGGCCAGCCGCACGCCGTTGACGTAGACGCCGACGAAGCCGACCACATAGGGCTGCGGCGTCTGGAACACGACCTCGCCGCCTGCGGCGGTGAACTCCTTGCGCTGGGCGATGATGTCCCCGATCTGACCCGGATCGCCCTGCGGGCCGACCGGACCAACCGGACCGGGCTTGCCGTCCGGGCCCGGAGCACCGGTCAGGCCGGTCGCCCCCATCGGCCCGGTCGCGCCGGTCGCGCCGTTCACCCCGGCGACGCCCTGCGGCCCTGCCGGGCCCTGCGAACCGGGGATGCCGGGGTTGCCCTGATCGCCTTTGTCGCCCTTGACGCCCTGCGGACCGGGCGCGCCTGCCGCGCCGTTCGGCCCGGCGCCGCCGGTTATGCCCTGCGGCCCCGCTGGCCCGACTGGACCGACCGGGCCGCCTGCGCCGGTCGGGCCCGGGTCGCCTTTCGACCCTATCGGTCCGGTCGCGCCCGGAGGTCCGACAGGTCCGATATCGCCCTGCGGCCCGGACACGCCCTGTGGCCCCGGTGGTCCCGGCGTGAGCACTTCAATCCGCGCCTTCCACGTCCGGCCATTGACCGCGTAGGGCAGGAAGCCCTCCTTGCTGGTCCCTTCATACTCGGGCAGCTTGGTGATCGTCGTCGGGATCAGGTTGGTGGGGACCGACATCTGCTAAAGCTCCAGATACTCGTCGCTGTCCTCGGTGATGACGAACTCCTCGTACTGCTCGTCGATGAAGCCCCGGGGATCGGTCCCGAGCGGCTCGTCGGGCCGCAGGAACGGCAGCGTGATGGTCTCGGTCTTGCGCGCGGGCAGGCGGTACGGGTCCAGCTGGTCGAGGTCGTCGATGCACACGCGCAGGCCCGGCGCGTTCGGGTCTTTCATCAGGTCGTCGAGCGAGAACTTGCGCTTGCAGCGGTCGCAGATGCCAATGCCCAGCGTGCTGCGTCCAGTGGTGTCGAGCCAGAGACCCATCAGGCTGCCCTCCTTGTGACGACTAGGGCGCCGCCCTTGGCGCGCCTGCGAACGACGAGGCCGCCGCGCGCGTAGCCCGCGAAGTTATGACCGAACTGCTCCCAATCATCAGGGCCCAGTTGCGTTGGATCGCGCGGGAAGCCCCGCGCGTTGAAGTCCCATGACTGGAACGGCGTGTCGAGGTCTTTGGCGACGCTCTCGTAGTCCGACTGGGGGATCATCCGCTTGTCGGGCAGCTGCACCATCTGCGCATGCTTGAGGACGTTGTGACCGGCGCCTTCCCACGGCCCCTGCGAGCGCACGAAGTCTTGGATATAGGGCAGGTGCTCGTCCTTCGGCGCGTGGTTGCCGTGACCCATGATCTGGCCGAGGAAGTCCGGCTCGTCGGTGCTGAAGACGTCGGGGTACTTCGCGACGGTGTGCGGATGCTGCTGCTCCAGATAGTCGCGGAAATTGGCCTGCGGCACGTCCTGCTCGCCGTAGTAGTACTGGTTCCACAGGTTGTTGAGTTCGGGATGCTCCTCGGCGCGCGCGGCGAAGCCCGGCCCGGGATTGGTCTCGATGGTGACGTGGGGGTTGCCCTGTGCATCGTGCAGCGAGAAGATGCGGCTTTCCTTGCTGACGACGGGCGCGCAGTAGCCGCCGACGCAGTGATCCATCGCGTCGCCCTCGGCCTTGAGCGACTGCGCCACCGCCGCTTGGCCCTCTTCGGGAGGCATTCCCTCGGGCACGCGGTGCTCGATCCAGTGATAGCCCTTGGGGTTGACCGCGAGGTCCGGGTAATCCCGGACCGTCTGCACCGCCGGACTGGTGCTGAGGACCGCGCGACTGGCCTCGTTCTCGCGCTCCGTGCGCAGGCGCTCGCCTTCGGTCTCGACCCAGTTATGCGCCTCCCCGGCCCGGGCCACCGCCTGTGGCAGCGTCATGCGCTTGAGCCCCTCGGGATCGATGGCGAGGTTGCGCGGCAGGTCCGGGTTGGTCATCGCCGCGTGGATGGCGCCCGCGAACGTGGGCAGGCCGAGCGTCTCCTCGGACCCGGCGTGGAGCAGGTGCAGCGGCTCGGTGACCGGGGGCGAGCGCGGGCCCGAGGACAGCCACGGGGCCTCGGTCGCCATCCGCTCGCGCAGCTGACCTACCGGGTCCAGCGTCTCCAAGGACTGCGTCCCGTACTTGTCGAGGAGCGGCTGCAGCTGGTTCGTGTGCATCGGCACCGTGAGATTGCCCAAGTTCGTGGACGTGAGGCTCTTGTCCACGGCGTTGACCCAGTCGCCATCGCCTCGGAACCCGCGCGGGTAGATATGGCCCCAGTCATTGAGCACGTCGCGCATCGGGTCTTCGGGCGTACCAAGACCCGTCTTCAGGTACTTGGTCGTGGCCTTGTGCCACCAGTCCTGCAACGCCGCCCCCTGCGGGTCGTCGACCCCCATGCGCTGGTTCCAGCCGGGTGCGGACGCTTCCCAACCGGCCCGCGTGACGTGCTCGGGGGACTTGAACAGGTCAGGGTACAGACCTTCGACGCCTTTGATATCGGGCAGCCACTGGCCGCCTTTGGGCTTGACCCCCAGCCCGAGGTCCGGGGGCGGCGCAGGCGGCGGCAGCGCCAGCCGCTTGGGCGGCGCGGGCGGGGCGGGCGGGGCCCGGGGGCGCGGCGTCACGGCATAGCGCGACGCGGGCTGCGCACCGCGATCCACCGCCAAGGTGGGCGCAACAGCAGCCCGGGGCGCGACCGCGAGCGGGCGCGCAACGTCCCGTTCCGCTGTGGCAGCCGCTCCGCGCTCGACGATCTCCGCCGCCCGGCGACGCCCCGCCTCGATGGCGGCGCGCAGGCCTTGGGCGATGAGGCTCACCGCGTGTAGACCCCGATCATCGGCGCCCAGTTGATCGGACTGTTATCGCGCTCCTCGTTCTGCGCGAGCATCAGCGCCTGCGTGCCCTTGGCATCGAGCACGGGTGCCAGCCCGGCGTCGACCTCGGCGACGGCCCCGGCAAGGCGCGCGGCGAGCATGGCCGTGAGCGCGTTGTACCAGCGCTGCGGCACCTCGATCTCCTGCTGGAGCGTGCCGACGTCCATGATGTGCCGGTGGACCGTGAGCACCAGCTGGTTGGCCTCCTGCGCGGCGTCGGGCATGCTCCACAGGTGCATGACCGGCTGGCGCACCTGCCGGTCGAACCAATACTGGTTCGGCCTGCCGGGAAACGTCTTGTTCGGCAGGTTGAGCCAGTCGTCGCGATTGAGCCGCCCCAGCGGAATTTCGGTCGGCGTGTTGGCCAGATGCAGCGTGTCGATGTCCAGCGTGTCGGTGCTGTTGATCGCGCGCACGAGGAAGTAGCGCGAGGCGATGAGGGGTGACAGGTCGAACCACGACCACTGGCCTGCGTCGGGGGAGGGCACAGTTGGAGGGGCCATCATGACCGTGGTCCAGACCAGCCCGTCATCCGAGCGTTCGAGCGCCAACGACACCGCCGGTCCCTGCCACTTGATGCCAACGACCGAGACCGGCATTGTGATCCCGATCCCGTCGGGATCGAAGTCGGTCTCGATCTCGGTGTCGGTGACCGTGGTCGTGCCCGCGTTCTCGATGCACTGCACCTGCCGCAGATTGGCCGACAGGACGTCGACGACCCCGACAGGGAGCACGAGATCGCCGACGCCTTCGTAAAGCGCGTGGACCTGTCTTTCGACGCACCACAGCGGCACGCCGTAATTGGCGAACTCAGACACCAGCAGGTAGAGTTCGTCCTTGGCGATGTCGATCTGCTCGGACGTGATCAGCGCCGAGGGGATGCGGCAGCGCCCGAAGGCGCGGTCGATCAGCCTGCGCGTGTTGAACAGGGTCTGCGATACGGTGCCGGAAAATGCCATGATGGCCTCGCTCGTTGTTCAGCCACAGCAGCACGCCACGAGCAGCACGCATTTCCGCGTCCGTCATAGGGGACGGGACGCCCGCTCGCAAGCAAGCGCCCCTCCCTTCCCCGTCGTCAGAAGCCCGGTCGCTTGACGGCGAGGCCCCCTTTGTTAGGCCCTACAAGGGGCTTGGAGCTATAGGACGGCACGCCCTTCTTGGTGATGCTGCCGCCTTTGGCCTGCATGACGGGACCGGGCGGCTGGCCCATCGGCGGGCCCATCGGCGGCGCGCCCATCGGCGGCTGCATGGGGCCCCCGGCAATAGCGCCCGGGGCGTTGCCTGCCCCAGCCGCAGCCGCAATCGCGGCGAGCTTCTTGACCACCCCTGCGGCTCTGCCGGGGCCTTTCTTGATCGACCCGCCCTTGGCCTTCTTGACGACCCTGCCGCCCTTGGCCTGCGGCTGGACCGGCTGGATCGGCTGCACGGGCCCCGAGGCTGCCGTGCCGGGGGCGCTGCCGACCCCGGTCGCGGGCACGGGCGTGGCTACCGTGGGCTTCTTCTTGAGAAGCAAGCCGAGCAATCCGGGTGCCCGGCCTTGGGCCAGTGCCGCAACCGGCGAGATCACGCCCGCAATATCGCCGAGGACACCACCGAGGCTCATCTTGACCGGGCCGCCCTTGGCCTTCTTGACGACCTTGCCGCCTTTCTTGATCCCCTGCGGCACAGATGCCCCCAAAGGCGGCGTCCCCGTGGCATTGCGCGCCTGATTAAGGGCAATCGCGACCGCCTGCTTGGGGTTGGAGACCTTGGGCCCCTGCTTCGAGCCCGAGTGCAGGTCGCCGCTCTTAAACTCGCCCATGACCTTGCTGATCTTGGCCGCGCCCTTGGGCCCTTTGATCGTGCCGCCGCCGCTGTAATACTGGGTCTTGGTGGTATTCTTGAAACCCTCCATGAGAACCTCCTAAAGCCCGGTGCCCGCCTGAATGACGATAAGGGTCGTGGACCCCGTGCCCGAGGCCTGATTGATGCGGATGGCACGCACGGGCGACGTGTAGCTGCCCTCGGCGTTGGCGGTCTTGGTCGCCATCGCCGCGAGGGGGAACCACGCCGCGTTGGTGGCGAAGCCGAGCGCGAACGGGTCGTCGTAAGTGTGCTCGACGCCGAAGCTGACGGTGCCGATGACCTTGGCTGCCAAGCTCAACTGGAACGGCGCGATCAGGTAGTCGGGCACGACTATCGCCGAGATGCCGGGACCGGTCTGGGTGACGGTGACGGGGTGCATCGCGTGTCCTTTCGCAGGCCGGGGGCCGAAGCCCCCGGCCTTATATCAGTTGCCCGTCTGGACGTAGCGCAGCGTGACGCGAGCCTGCCCGACCGTCGCCGTGCCGGTCACCGTCACGGTGGCGACGACGGCGGTGTTGGCGCCGATGTTGCTCATCGCCAGCAGCTGCGGCGAGGTATAGGCGGCGACGCCGCGCGCCAGCACCTTGACGTTGATGCCGCTGACGTAGTCGCTGGCGCCCGGCGTCATGCCCAGCGTAAGCACCGCCGTGGTGCTGTCGAAGGCCACCAGCGTGTCGATGAGGGCATCGAGTATCTGGCTGTTGGGCGGCAGGTTCATCGTCGCGCTGACGTTATTCGCGCCGTTCTGGTTGAGCAGCACGCTCTGCGCCAGTTCGACGAGCCCGACGTTGGACCCGCCCGGACTGCCTGCCTGCTTGTTCCCCGAGGCGAGGGGCCCGTCGAAGGATGTGCGGGACATGGCTCAGTCTCCTTGGCTCGGGGGCCGCTGACGCGACCCCCTGCTGTCCTCACAGGCCGGGGGTGCCCCAGACGCCACGCGGATCGGTCCAGCCGAACGCATAGCGCTCGGTGGCCTTGTAGCGCATGCTATCGGTCTCGAAGTCGCCCTCCATCGATTTCTCCAGACTGCGCCGCTTGGCCATCTTCAGACCCTCGGGGGCATCGGTCTCGACCCACCATGCCGTGACGCTGGTCAGACGCGACAGGTTGGCCTGTCCACCTTCGAGCATGCCCATGCTCTTCACGGGGTTGATGTCGTTGTTCGACGTCCCCGTGCGCAGCACGGACTTCAGCAGCACCTCGGCTTGGAAGACGTTCGACGGACCGACGACGAGCTTGGTCGGCGTCAGCCTGATCTTCTTGCCGCTGTTATCCACAGCCTGCCGGACTTGGATCAGCATCTGCTCCAGCGAGGTCTGTGACAGCGCCGCAGGCGTGGTCAGCAGGTTGGAGAAGACGCCGCCCGAGATCGGATGCGCTGCCGAGCACAGGGCCACGCCGTCGCCCCCGGCATAGCCTGCCGTGAACGAGCGGTTGAGGATGTTCGCGCCCAAGGTCTCCTTGGTCTCGATCAGGCTCTGCGCCAGATGCCGCGCATAGGTCTGACCGACGCGGATATGGTCACCATCCTCGACCAGCACTTTTGTCAAGGCAAAAGCGAGGCCGTAGACCTTGTAGATGTAGCGCGCGATGAACAGCACGCCACCGGCCTGATAGGTCACGGGCATGCCGTCGGGAAGCTCAGGGGCCGCGCCGAAGCCGAAGAGCACGGGCTCCTCGTGGTAGTTGCGCGGGATGCCGTTGAACTCCTTGAAGACCTGCGCGTACTCGTCGGCGCGCTGGTCGTAGATGCCATCGAACTCCTCGTTCAGGATCGGCTCGACGATGGAGCGGAAGTCTGTTGACCTCATGGGGACAGCCATTGCTCAAGCCTCCTCAGAAAGCCGCGATGTCAGCAACATTCTGATGCTGACTGATCTGCACGCGGGCGATGACGAAGGGGTCGCCATAGGCGTTGTCCGGGCCCGGGGTGATCCCGAGGAAGCGGAACGTCGCGTTGGCGGCGGCGGAGGCCACATCGAGTGCCTGACTGGACAGTCCGGTCACCACCGAGCCCGAGGCCGGGGTGAACATGAACTGCTTGCCGACGTCGATCTGGTTCAGAGGCGCATTGCTCTGCATCTCGTAGACGATGTTCGGGTCCATCGTGAAATAGGCGACGATGTCGGTGCCCGGGGTGTTGCCCGTCCACTTGTTGGAGACGCGGCGCCTCCCGTCGGTGTCGGTCCATTCGACACCCATGAAGGTGCCCATGATGCGGTCGCCCACAGCCGCCGCCGCGAGCGTGCCTTCGCCGGTCGCGGCGGGGACGATCTTGACGGGCTGGTACTGCAGGAGGTTCGACGCATAGCCCGTCAGGATCGTGCTCGCCTCGGGACGCAGGGTGCCCGAGGGGTGATAGGACGGGCGGAGGCCGAACGGAGCAGCTGTCTGAGACATATCCGTTTCCTTCCGTGGAAGGTTGCAGGGTATCCCTGCCCGGCTATGGCCTCATTCGAAGCGTGTCGGCGCAGGGGGCGCTTGACGCAGTTCCTGATACCCTTCGTCCTCGATCAGCGGCACGCCTGCCCGCGCGGCCTGTTCACGCAGCTGGTCGGCGGCGTTGTTCAGGCGCTCCTCCTCGCGATTGGGACCGTCGTAGTGGGCCTCCTGCATGAACGCCTGATAGAGGCGCTCCGGCAGCTTGAAGGCCACCATCTCGTTGACCCCGATCATGCCGACGTACTCGCCGGTCTTGATCGTGGACAATTCCAGCCCCGGCACCTCGTCGGGACGCACGGGCTCGTAACCGAGTTGCATGCGCCGCGTGATGGTGTCTCGCGGGTTCGTCGTGGTCAGCCAGCACACATGATATCCGGGGATGGCCGGGAGATCGTGCAATGCGTTGTTGAACATCTGGTTGCGGAACATATCGAGCCGATCTTCGTCGGTCACGTCGCGGTCCTCGGTTGCTGGCCGATCTTCCGCTGCGCGCGACGCGCGGGCTACACCCAGTTCCTTCTTGAAGCGTCCGTCCTCGTTCCTGTCCGTCATGGGAGGGCTCCTTTCAGCGCTCCGGTGCCTGACGGTCATAGTCTGCGTACGCCTTCAGCATCCGGTTTCTCTTCTTGGGATCATCCCAGACGCCAGCCTCGATCATAGCGGCCTTGCGCTCGGGTGTCACATAAATTTCACGGCGCGTGCTGGCGGGGGCGTGCTCGCGCCTGCCGCCCTGCGGCGGCGCCTGCCGCAGCGGCGGATCGTCGTTGTCGCCGCTGCCGTTGGTCGCCGCCGGGTTGAAATGCACGCTCGCTCTGCGTGTCAGTTCCTGCCAGTAGCCGCGCGAGGCCGGGTCGTGGCCCTGCTGCTGCATCTGTGCGTCGATGGCGCGGATCGCCGCACTGTCGGGGTCGGTGCCGCTGTTGTCGAACCACGGGTTGGCCGAGAGCCATTCGGCGCGGTGCTGGTCGACGACGGGATTGGGCGCGGCCTGCTGGGCCTGTGCTTTCTGCGCCTGCATCTGGTCGTACTGGGTGCGCAGGCCGTTGGCCCGGTTTATCGCCGCGTCACGGATGCGCAAGGCGGCGGTGTGATCCTCGCCGTTCTGCGCTTCCATCGCCTTGGCCATGATCGCCTCGGCCTGCTGCGCCTCCTGCACGGTCGCGTGGTACTGCTGGACGATCTGCTGTTCGAGCGACTGGACGCTGAAGCCCTCCTGCGCGCTCAGGCGCTGCGACAGGTGGCCGACCTGCTGGCGCAGCGTCTGCAGTTCGTACTCGGTGGCTTCCCGGGCGCGTCGCTGCCGCTCGCGGCGCTCCTTGCGGCGCTGGGCGTTCTTGGACGCGGCGATGTCGGCCTCGTGATCGTCGTCCGAGGTCGCGAGGCGGGTGTCCTCGCCATCCTCGTCCTCGTCGTGGTCGTCGTCCTCGCCGGGCGCGGGGGTCGGCGTCGGCGTGGCCTCGGGCGGCTGCTCAAGGATGACGAAGTCTTCTTCTTCGTCCTGCGGTGTCCCCGTCTTCTCGTCCTTGTCCGCCATCTCCGTTCTCCTAGATGTAGGCCTTCACCGTGCGCGGATCGCCCGTGATCTTGCCGACGAGGTCGAGGTCGTTGAACAGGACGAGCAGCGCCTCGTCCTTGCCGTCCTTGGTCTCGACCGACCAGCGGTCGCCGCCATACTTGGGCACGCGGACGAACTCGCCGGGCGCGGCCCACGCGCCCTCGGGCCAGACCTCGCGCGTGGTGCGGTTGCGAAACGCCAGCGCGCCGATGGCCAGCACCTTGGCCACCTGCGTGTTCCAGTGCTCGGTCTCGCGCGTGTCGGACAGCAGATGCACGCCGCCTTTGGTCACTTTCATCGGTGTCCTGATCTGCACGAGCACCCGGGAGCCGAGGGGCTCCAGCTGCGGATCACAGGGCGGGAAGGCCGCGTCGAGGTCGGGGTAGGCGAAGGCGATCTTGTTCGCGAGTTCGTGCAAGGGGGCCTCCTAGTAGCGGCTGCGGCGCTCGTCGTCCTCGCGCTGCATCTCCTCGAACAGCTGCGCGGCGCGCGCCAGCCCCGCGTAGAAGCCGACGGCGCGGCCATAGCCGAACAGGTCGTTGCTGGGCTTGGCCATCGCCTCGTGCGCGACGGTGGTGCACTCCAGCTGCAGCCGGACGGAGAACGGATCGGGCTTCACTTGGGGACTTTCTTGCCCGTGCCGCAGCCGGTGTCGACCTTGACGTCGGCGGCGAGCTTCTTGTGCTGGGGCACGGCGGCGTCCTTCATGCTGACGCTGCCGCTCGGCTTGGCCGACTTCGCGTTGTTATCCGCCATCGGGTGTCTCCTTCGGGGGTGGGGGCTCGACCGGCTTGCCCTCGCTGTCGACGGCCAAGGGCCGCGACGGCGGCGGGCCGAGGATGCGCCTCAGTTCGGGCGGACAGGGGAAGAGCTTGGGCTTCTCCATGTCAGTCCTGCCACGTCAGCGCTTTGACGCACCACATCTGGGCGCTCTGGCACTCGGTGATGGCAACCGAGCAGAGCCGCGCAAGCTCGCCGACGTGGCTCTCGCGCAGCCGCTGCATCTGGTCGATGATGTCGGCGAAGGCCTGCTTGCACTCGGCGACGCGATCATCGCCGCTCGGGTTGAAGGTCAGGCCGACGGCCTTCTGGCCATAGGTCAGGGGCACGTCCATCAGACAAGCTCCCAGTCTTCGCCGAGCACGTCGCTCTGGCTAGCCAGCCACGGCACGACGTCGCCCTGCGCGGTCTTCATCGCGACGTAGGGGCGGTAGGGCACGAGGCCGTCCTTCTCGTCCTCGGCGATCTCGCGCCCGGCGGTGGTGGTCGGCGCGTAGCGCCCCTCGGGGACGAGGTAGATGAACATGCCCTTGCCGTTCCAGCCCGAGCGGGTGAGCCGGTGGCCTGCTTTCAGGCCCTTGATCGCCGATCCGAAGTCCATGCCGGTCATGCCCTAGCTCCTGTTGTGGCGCGTGTAGATGCGGTTGTAGCTGGTGATGCCCGCGACCCGGTCGTCCCGGACCTCCTCGACAATCCGCCGCAGCGCCACCGGCAGCTGGTCGAGGTTGACGATCAGCTGCTCCATCGTGTCCGGCGGGAGTTCGGGCGGGGGTTTGGTCATAGGGTCACTCCGAGGTCACCGAGGTGCCGCAGCACATAGATCACCGCCGCGACGATGACCACGACGGTGATCACGGTCTTCATCGTCTGGTCAATGGGCAGCAGCCGCATCAGATAGAGCGCCGCACCGACGATGATGAGCATGATGATGAGGCCGATCATTCAGACGGTCCTTTCCTTGTCGCGGCGGGCTTTCTGGGTGCGGCCTTGCGCCCCGGGTTGATGCCGGTGCCGGTCGAGAGCGCGACGCGCTCGCCGCTCTCCATCTCCATCTGGGCGATGCCGACGGCGGTCTGGTTGTCGGCCTCGTTCATCGTCAGCTTGGCGTCGGTCTCGGTCTGCGTCCGGCGCTCCTCGCTCTGGCGGTTGGCCGCGTCGCTGGCGGCGGCGACGCCGGTAGCCTGCGTCTGCTGCTCGACCTTGGCCTGATCGGCCTCGGCCTGCTGCTCGGTCTTGGCCTGCTGCTGGGCGGCGGTCTGCGCGTCCTTCTGCGCCTGCGCCTGCTGCTTGAGCGCATCGGCCTGCGCCGCCTGCTGGAGCTTGGCCTGCTCGGTGCTGGCCTTCATCTGGTCGCTCTGGCCCTGCTGCTGGGCCTTCTGGCCCTCGATCTGGACCATCGCCTGCGTCGCCTGCGACTGGGCCGCTGCCGGGTCCATCGGCGGCGGCGGGGTCAGCTGCTGGGCCTGCTGCTGGGCCTGCTGGAGCAGCGGGATCAGCGGCCCGAACAGCTGCTGGGCTTCCTCGCCAACCACGGTCGCGGCCTGCGTCAGCAGGTTGTCGAGCGCCTTGAAGTCCTCGTCGCCCTCGTGCTGCTTGATCGCCTTGTCGATGTCGAGCCCCGTGTAGTGCTCGGCGAGGTCGGTCGTCGTCGCCATGTACCAGAGCACCATGTGCTCCTTCATGTGCTGGACGAACGGCGGGACGAAGGCCTGCGCGAACATCGGGTTCTGCCCGAAGGCGGGGTTCTGGTAGAAGCCGATGTGCGCCTGCATGTGGGCCTTGTGGTTCTGCGCGGGGAAGGCGACGACGGGGCGCCCCAGCGACATCGCGACGTTCTCGGCAATCGGGTTCTGCGCTTCCGGCTCAGGATCAGGGATCAGTAGCTCATCGACATTGGGCACTTTCAGCGTGGTCAGGAAGCGCTCCTCGACCTTGCGCAGGTTGTAGACCTGCGGCATCAGCTGCGAGCGCTGGGTGACGGCCTGCGCCTGCGAGTAGCGCTGGGCCTCGCTGTAGATGTTGGGGTCCGACACCGGCACGACGTCCTGCGGCCCGGTGAAGTCCTTGCGCTTGGCCATGTCCTTGCCGACCTCGCGCTCGATGTCGGCATCTTTCAGGTACATGGCGTTGAAGCGGTGCAGTATCTGGAGCAGGCGGCCCATCGCGTTGTGGGTGCGCAGGTGGATGCTGGAGTAGACCGCCATGCCCTGCTCCATGCGGGCCAGCGTCGTGCCGACGGGCACGTTGGGGTTGCTGTCGGCGTCGTCCTCCAGTGTCGTCCGCACGACGTTCTTGCCCGCATCGACGAGGAAGCCGAGCAGCGAGAACAGCACGGGGCTCGGCTGGTTGTACGGCATCGGCATGAACAGCTTGCGGATGTCGTCGGTCTGCATGCCGCCGTCGATCTCGACGATCTCGCCGACGTCGGGCGAGCGCGTCTGCCCGCCGATCATCGCGCCCTTGAGCTTCAGCCCGGTCGCGGCGTTCTGGATGTGGGCGCTGTCGAGCAGGGCCCGCAGCGCGCCGGTCGCAGCCCCGGAGAGCCCACCGATGATGTGCGGCAGACCGATGGGGTAGGCGCCGCGCCACGGCAGGAAGGGGAACTCGACGACCCAGTCGAGGACTTCGTGGCTGTCGTCCTGCTCGTCCCAGTTGCGGTAGATCGAGAGCACGTCGTGGGTGCTCTTGTCGGTCGTGACGATGTAGGGCATCGGCTCTTCGTCATCGCCGTCGCCGTCCTTGTCGCGGCCCTTGCCGCCGTCCTTGTCCTGCAGGCGCAGGCAGGTGTAGGTCTCGAAGACCGTGCGCAGGCCGTCTTCATTGTATGCAGTTGCCTCGCGGCCCTCGATCTTGTCGCTGGCCTTGCCCGAGGCCGTGGGCTCGGGCTCGACCGACGTCGGCGTGATGTCGACGTCGCGGTACATCTTGGTGCGGACGCGCTCCTCGTACTCGTTGGTGGTCAGGTACTGGACGTGGGTCTGGCGCTCGGCGCTGTAGAAGTTGGTCGCGGCGAACGGGATCAGCATGTCGTCGACGAAGACCGCGAGGCCGGTGGGCCGGTTGCGCTTGCGGTCCCAACCCATCTTCAGGTACTGGCCGCCGCCCAGCGGCACCTGCGTCAGCATCTGCTCAAGCTCGGCGCGGAACTCCTTGGCCTGCTTAGTCAGCTGCCAGTTCATCAGCTTGGCCTTGCGGTCGGCGCGCTCGACCTTCTGGGCGGTCTCCTCGCCCTCGATGTGCGTCTTGACCGGTCCGTCGGGCGGCCAGATTTCCTTGATGATCCGCGACGAGAAGTCGATACAGGCCTCGACGAGCATCGGGTGCACGACCTTCGACGCCCCTTCGAACCTCGCGCCACCCGGTGCCTCGTCGCCGAGCCCCGTGCGCTTGATGCCCTCGGCGTAGAGTTCATCACGCTTGCTGCGCGCGCTCTTGTCGCGGTCGATGCTCTCGATCAGATCGGTGGCGATCTTCTTGAGTTCCCACGTCGGCATGCCCTCGGCGAGGTTGGCGTAGAAGTCGCTCTCGCCCGGTAGCTCGTCGTCGCCCAGCTTGACGATGGCTCCGCCGTCCTCGGTGTCCTCGACGTCGGGCTCGACGTCCTCGTAGTCGACAAGCTCGCTTTCGTCGGGAGTGGTGTCGGGCACGGTCACCTCTCAGGCTGCGTAGGGGTTCGTCATCACCTAGTCCACAGTTCAGGGGGGTCGAGATAAATGCGCCGATGATCGAACATCACGTAGAACCGGCGGGGTTCGCGCATGGTGGCGTGAACGGGCGTGCCGACCGGGATCGGGTCACCCGTCTTCCAGTCCTCGGGCAAGCGGCGTGAACGCCCTGCCTCGTCCGCCTCGGCGCAGCCGAGGCACCAGTCGAACATGGGGTCGTTTCGGTTAGGCAGCATAGGGGTTCACCACCTTCTGGCGCGGCAGCGGCTCCTCGTCCTCGGGCTTGGGCTTGCGAGGCTTTACCACCGAGACGAAACCCTTGTCGAGCAGCACGCGCAGGCACTGCGTCGTGCTGTCGACGTAGTCGTCGTGCTTGAGGCTGCCCTCGCCCGCATAGGACGTCAGCTGCTGGATCAGCGGCTCGGCCCACGACTTCGGCTTGCCCGGCAGCTTCTCGCTCTCGGGTATCCAGATCGCGCGGCGCGCGAACATCGGGCTGACGAGGTGCAGGCGCGACAGCTTGTCCATGCGCCCCGGGTTGTAGGCGTGCGCCTCGATCTTGTGCCGCACGAGGCTCTGCCGCAGGCTGATGCCGCTGCCCTTGTCCTCGATGATCAGCAGATCGGGCTTGCGCCCGCTGGTGATCGGCTTGGCGCTGCCGACGATGGGCCGGATGATCGCCGTGTCCTCGTCCTCGCCGTAGCGCGTGTTCATCTCGCGCTTGACGCGCAGGATCAGGTCCGGGAGCCCGAGGCGCTCCTCCCAGCAGTCGAGCAGCAGCAGGTGATGCTCGACCTCGTCCTTGTCGGCCATGCGCCGGATCGCCTTGAACGAGGCCCAGACCGTGCAGGCCGTGTAGTCGGGGTCGTGGGTCTTGCTGTCCATCGTCGCCTCGGTGAAGGCCGTGTCGAGGCTCATGATGATCATGTCGAACTGGGGCAGCCGCTTGGCGGCGGGCCACAGCCTGATCCAGCTGCGGCGGATGACGCCCTGCTCCTCGGGATCGATCAGTTCGCCGAGCAGTTCCTGCCGCCCGATGGTCGTGCCCTCGTACTGGACGACCTTGTCGTAGAAGGTCTTCGAGAGGTTGGCGCGATTGTCATAGGTTGTGCCCTTGACGATCAGGCGACCGGGCTCCGGTGTGGTCAGCCGCCGGATGATGTCGCGCGGCTTGGGCGTCGTCGTCCACAGCACCTGCGTCATGGTGCCGAGGCGCAGGCCCATCTGCATCATGTCCCATGCTTCCTCGGCGTACTGCCATGCGGCAAGCTCGTCGCCCCAGCAGCGCGTGCACTCGGGGCCGCGCAGGCGCTCGGGCTGGTCGGCGCTGAAGCCCCGGATCAGCGTGCTGCCCCCGGCGATGTTGCGCATTGTTATAGTGTGGTCGGTGGTGTTGGTGTCGAGGATCAGGTCGGGCGGGATGACGCTCAGGAGCCCGCTGCGGCCCCGGAAGCAGGTGAACTTGATGTCGTTGAGGGTCGGCGCGATGACGTGCGCCGCGAGCCCCGACGGGTCTTCAAAGGTCGCCCGGCCCAGCCACTCGGCCCCGGTGCGCGTCTTGCCGAAGCCGCGCCCGGCCATGACCCCGCACTCGCTCCAGTCGTCCTCGGGCGGTATCTGCGCGGGCCGCGCCGTGTTGATCCAGCGTTCCTGCCAGTTGACGTAGGCCTGCAGCTGCGGCGTCAGGCGCGCCACGGTCGCCGCGAAGTCCATCAGACGAGGTCGCTGCCGTCGGGCTCCTGCGCTTCGAGCAGGATCGGCTCCTCGCCTCTGCCCTTGGCCCGCAGCGCGATGGCAAGGCGCACAGCCAGATCGGCGGTGCCCTCGATCTCCAGCGGCTGGCCCGGGATGCCGCCGACTTCGAGCTTGGGATTGAAGCGCGAGTTGTAGAACGGCGCATAGCGCATGCGCATCTCGGCGCGGTTCTTGGCCCATGCCACCGAGGCCATGTCGTACTTGCTGCCGGGCACTGTGTAGTTGCCCTCGCTGTCGCGCACGAGCACGCGCTGCGGCTCGGCGTCAACGATGTCGACGGCCTGCTGCACGATCACCTCCGAAGCGATGAACTGCGCTTGAATGTACGCGGCGTCCATTGCTTTGTCGGCCCTCCGCCACTGCCCGAAGACCTCGGGCGACG